TCAGTTTGTCATAAGGCTTGTGAAGCTTTGATATAACTGTAATCGGCCATATCCCCATTCTCTGCTCGGATACGTAATAGTATCAGTTCGGTCTGCACCGCGGATCAGGTAGTTTTTTACCTCCTGTGCCGTGAAATAGCGGGCGGGAGTGCGCTGGATGCCCCATTGCAGAAAAAGAGCAGCGGCGCCGGATGTAATGGCGGCGGACGCACTCGAACCGCTGAAGCTTACATAGGAGCCGGCCGGTCCCGGTCCGGTAACGGAGACGCCGGGAGCGGCAAAGTCGGGCTTGATTTCACCAAGCCGGGTAAAGCCGCGGCCGGATTCCGGGGAAAAACTGTTGTTTGCTGCCTGATACGTGGAGGGAGAAAGAACAGGAACCGTGGCAGAAGGTGTCGTCAGTGTCGTGTACGGATCCGGTTCCAGAAATGTCACATCGGAGGTGGAAAATCCGGTGATCGGGAGCCAGATGTGGAAATCCGGCGGCGATGGAAAAGCGCGGTAAACCTGAAGCGTCCAGATACCGGGGGTCGGATCCAGCATGCGGATCAGAATGAGCTGGCTGCCGGTCGTGGCCTGGACCACTTCGTAGTTGACGTAGATCACGGTGCGCTCCAGAACGAAGGTGATCCGCTGTTCCTGATTCAAAGAGACGGGAATCCGCGGAATCGTCTCGCCGCCGGGAGAGCGGAAACCGACAGAAAAAAGCTGTGGAGCCTGTCCCCAGAGTTCCAGGGTGAAACCGCGGTTTCCTTCAGAAACGAGAAACTCTACATTTTTCGGGGTGTAAGTTTCGGATACAGAGCCATAATAATGGTGTGCTGCATTTCCTTCGTTGCCGGTCGCGCAGACGGGGATCACACCAGGCGTGTTGCCGTAGCGCGCCAAGGTCAGAGAAACGGGGAGCGTGCCGGAGTGGCTGCCCTGATTCGTCCCGAGTGCCAGACAGAGGACGAGCGGTTTTCCTTCCGCAGCTGCGGTTTCATTCAGAAAGTGCATGGCGGAGAGCAGGTCATCTTCCTCGAAGACGGGAGCATTGGAGGACACAAGATAAAAATCTTTCAGATTCTGTTTGGCGGGTTTTAATTTAACAACGGCAAAATCTGCCTCCGGTGCGGCGCCGAGAAATCCGGCGGAGGCATCCGGAGTACCGCCGGCCACGCCTGCGACATACGTGCCGTGCCCGTCGGGATCGGTGACGGGAACAAGGGAGAGTGGATTGCCGCTTTCAAGTGCCGCGTCGAGATTGGACTTGGTATAGAGACTGCCGTAAGGAAACTGCGCCGGCGGCGTTCCCGTCCGGTCCGTCTGATCCCAGACGGCGAGAATCCGGCTCTGTCCGTTGGCATGCAGAAATGCGGGGTGGCGGTAATCAATGCCGGTGTCCAGAAAACCGAAGATTACATTTTTGCCTGTATATCCGCCACCGTAGAGATTCTGCGTCTGGACAATCCCGGAGACTTCCAGTGAGAGCGTGGAGAGCGGCGTAAAAAGTTTTGGAAGCCCGGTAAAGGGAACTGCGCCGAAGAGATTTTCCGGCAGCAGACTCCGCTCGAGAAAGAGAACGGAATACTGTGGGTTCAGCGTAAGAAGAGCACTTGACTCCGGAAACAGCATCTGGTACCGCTCGGACTGTGCCACGTAATTCTGGATCAGAATGTTGATGTAATCGTTGGAATAAATGATGTCTGTAAGATCCATAAAGAGATCCTTTGTTTTTGATGCTATTGTATGCAAACATTACGTCAAAGTATGCATGAAACAAAAAAGCCCCCCTTACCTGACGCAGTGTCTGCGCGGTAAAGGGGACGAAATAGAATCAGCTTTCGAGAAGAGCGCTGATATCCTGTTTCGGTACTTCCATTGGGTAATGGCTGTCGAAGCATGCACGGCAGATCGGCAGATCGCCGACCATGTTCTGGAGTTCATCGATCGGCATGTAGCCAAGAGAGTCGGCTCCGATCTGCTGACGGATCTCCTCCGTGGAGTGAGAGCTTGCGATCAGCTGTTTGTTCGAAGGAACATCGGTGCCGAAATAGCACGGATACAGGAACGGCGGAGAGCTGATACGGACATGGACTTCGGTCGCGCCGGCTTTGCGAAGCATCGTGATCAGGTTGGAAATCGTTGTTCCACGGACAATGGAGTCGTCGACGAGCACGATCCGTTTTCCTTTTACAACAGATTCGAGAACGCTCAGCTTGATTTTGACGCTGGATTCCCGTTCCTTCTGGGTCGGCTTGATGAAGGTACGGCCGACATAGCTGTTTTTGTGGAACGCAAGACCGAACGGGATGCCGGATTCTTCGGAATAGCCCTTTGCGGAGGCAAGTCCGGAGTCCGGGACACCACAGACGAGGTCTGCATCAACCGGGTAGGTCTTTGCGAGAGTTGCACCGCCGCGGATTCTGGCTTCGTAGACACTGATATTGTCTATTTTGCTGTCGAGGCGGGCAAAATAAATATATTCAAAAATACAATGCGCTTTTTTTACGTCAACCGGCATAAATTCGGATTTCAGATTTCCGGTTTTGTCAAACGTTACAATTTCTCCCGGAGCGACATCGCGGACGAATTCGGCGCCGATCGAAGTGAGGGCGCAGCTTTCCGAGGCGAGAACCCAGGCGTTGTCCCGCTTTCCGATGCAGAGCGGTTTTAAGCCATATGGGTCGCGCACGCCGATGAGTTTTCTCGGGCTCATGATGACAAGGGCATAGGCGCCGCGGATTTCTTTTACCGTGCGTAGAATCGCTTCTTCTACCGTTTTGGAATGAACGCGTTCCCGCGCAATACCGTAGGCGATGATTTCAGAGTCAATCGAAGTGTGAAAAATTGCGCCGGTGTTTTCCATCTGCTCGCGCAGTTCCATAGCGTTGACCAGATTTCCGTTGTGCGCAAGGGCGAGGGAGCCTTTCAGATAATTCAGAACGAGCGGCTGTGCATTCTCTACGGTAGTGGAACCGGTGGTAGAGTACCGGACATGGCCGATGCCGATATTGCCGGACAGCTCTTCTAATTTGGATTCTTTGAAAACTTCGTTGACAAGGCCAAGGCCTTTGTAGGATTTCACATGGCCCTTTGGACCGCTGGTGTCAGAGACGGCAATTCCGCAGGACTCCTGTCCTCTGTGCTGCAGGGCGGAAAGGCCATAGTAGATCGAAGGACTGACGTCGGCACCATCCAGATCGTAAATGCCGAAAACACCACATTCCTCCCGGAGACCGGTATCATAACAATTGTTTGACGATGGCTGCATAGGTATTCTCCTTTTTTCAGTTGTAGACCTGCATGTTTTAAAAACATTGATTATCATACTCATTTTTGCGGATGATGTCAAGAAAATCGTGATATGTATAAAATATGGTGCAGAAATTTAGGATTTCGTGGAAAATGTCGAAAATAATAAAAAATAGTAGAATTTTCTGCCGTTCCACACAATAAAATTTGATAGGTAAAACGCTGAAAAGCCGCATAAACACTATGTTTTTGCGGCTTTTCGCGTTCCTGCGTCAGCGGTCAAAAAATGCCGTTTGACGCTTTTTTGCCGCCCTAACTCGACGGGGTGATATAAAAGGCTATAAGAAGCGGTAAAAAGATAAGTCGGTCAAAGCTCCATTTCCTTGTGTTTTTTCTTTGTCGTTCCTTTTTCTGTTTTTGCGCCTGCTTCCTTTGCCTGTGCCGGGGCTGCTTTTTCTACTGCGCCGTGGTAGGCGTCCAACACCTCCTTTTTTCGCTCCAGGCGCACATCAACATATCGGGCGGTTACTGCTTCAAAGTTCATGGATAAGCCAAGCGACGCGCCGATACCCGCAAGCGTATGTCCCAAGACTTCGCCCACGGTATAGAAGTCGCCTGTCAGTTGGTGCATATTCGTAGCTGCTGTATGCCGTTACGGTATAATAACGACAAACAGAAAAAGCCTTTATTTTCAAGGGGTTTGAGCGTTTGTCGTCTTTTATTCAATTCCTTTTCCAAGTTGAAAATTGACGAAAACTATAAAGAAAAAAGGAGGCTGTTTTATTAACGACAAAATTTAATAGTGCCAGCGGTCCGGCTTTATGTCTGACCGCTGGTTGCCGTGGGCGTTTCACTTTTATAGGTGGACGCCCTTTTTTCATACTCATTTTCGAGAGAAAGGAGATCCCCATGGAATTAAACGAAATGGAAAAAAAGCTGCTCTTTCAGGTTGAGGGCGATTATCAGACAAAGATCCTGAATGAACTTTATATGACCGTGCGGTATTCAAATAATTCCGAACAGCGGGAGGCGGCAGAAGGTCTTATGGCAAAACTTCGTGTTCTGTCAAATGCAGAGTGCATGGACTTGGTAAAAGATATTCAGAAGAATTACCGTCTGCCCTATCCAGCCCGGACGATTGGAGAAAAGATCGCCGAGGCCAGACAACAATCAGGTGCAGAAAAATTGAAGGGGCATGACATCATGGCGCTTGAACGTTTTGACCCGGAGGTAAGGCACATGATCATTTTTGATGTATTGTCTTACGATTCCCCTGTTGGCGACAAAGGCGATAAGATGCGCTTGTTCCTTACAGATGCCGGCTATCAGAAATTTTTAGAGAGCCAGGAACGGGGCGAAGTGAAACTGAAAAACCATGCGAAGGTCTCTGGCGGTCATCTCCATTATGACCACAGGGATCATGCCTTGTAACGGAATAGTCGAAGAAAGGAGGCGATACAATGGCAGTATTCCGTGTAGAGAAAACAAAGGACTTTACGATAATGAGCAATCACCATCTGCGCAATACGGAGTTGTCCTTAAAGGCAAAGGGGCTTTTATCACTTATGTTGTCGCTGCCGGAAGATTGGGATTATACCACGAAAGGACTCGCCCATATCTGCAAGGACGGTGTGGATTCTATCACTACTGCCCTGAAGGAACTGGAGCGGCATGGTTATCTCACCAGGCAGCGCCTCCGCTATGATAACGGGCAGTTGGGAGACATTGAATATACGATCCATGAGCAGCCTGTAAGCACCGAAAACACAGGGCTTTCACCTAAACGGGAAAATCCAAGACAGGTAAAACCTGAACAGGCAAAACCTAAACAGGCGGAACCTGAACAGGCAAATCCGGTACAATTAAATACTAATCCATTAAAAACAAAAAAATCAAAAAAAGATAAATCAATAACTTATCCATCAATCTATCCGGCAGAGCCGGAAGCGGCAAGCCGCACGGATGGGATGGATCGGATAGAGCTGATAGAAGCCTATCGTGAAATCATCAAAGAAAATATCGAATATGACTTACTGGTCTTACGGTATGGCAGGGAACGTCTGGACGAAACCCTTGAACTTATGCTTGAAGTGATTTTGTCGAAACGCCCTTACATACGCATCGCCGGAGATGATTTTCCGCGGGAGATCGTCAAGAGCCGGTTCCTGAAGATCAATTCCGGTCACTTAGAGTATGTCTTTGACTGTATCGACAAGAACACGACGAAGGTCGGAAATATCAAAGCATATCTGCTGGCGGCGCTGTATAATGCCCCGGCTACAATGGACAGCTATTACCGTGCCGAGGTCAATCACGATCTGTACGGCTGTTAGGCACCTTTGGGTGTCTTTTTTCATTCCATCACAGGAAGGAGGCAAAGCACGATGAAAAGAATCACTGTGCCGGTACAATGCCCGGCGTAACCAAAGAACAGATTCAGGCAGCGCGGGAAGCTGATCTGTTTACTTACCTGCAGTTCCATGAACCCGGTGTGCTGAAACGGGATGGACCTAATTTCCGGCATAAGGAACATGACAGTCTGGTATATGTGACCGGGAAAAGGTACTGGTACTGGAACAGCCGTGGACGGAGTATCAATGCGCTGGACTACCTGATCCAGATTCGGGGATATGGTCTTGTGGATGCGGTTCATGCTCTGGTAGGTGGCGAAATCCGACATACACCGGCTTACCGAAGTACGGCAGAAATACAGGTATCAAAAGAACCGGAAAAGAAAGCATTCTCTCTCCCCTGGGCCAGACGTTGCGCGACCGCTGCGGTCTCCTATTTGCAGAAACGGGGAATCAGCTCAGAAGTCATTCGCCAGTGTTTACAAGCCGGGATTTTTTACGAAGCCCGGTATCATGGAGAACCGGTTTGTGTATTTGTAGGGAAAGATGATTCCGGGAAAGCGAAGTTCGCCTGTATGCGCAGTATCGGCGGCAATCTCAAAAAGGATGTCTATGGCAGCGACAAAGGATATAACTTTTGTTATCCCCCGCAAAGTCCGGGTAGCCGGCATGTGGCAGTCTTTGAAGCTCCTATTGATGCGCTTTCCCATGCAACGCTTCAAGAGCTGGAGGGATGGAAATGGAATGGTTACCGCTTGTCTTTGGGAGGTACTTCCCATGTGGCGCTGACTTCTTTTCTGGAACGCCACCCGGAGATCCGGCGTGTTACCCTTTATATGGACCACGATCTTGCCGGATTTGTCAATGCCCGGAAAATCAAGACCATGCTCCACGAGGATAAACGTTTCCGTCATATCCGGGTAAGTGTCAACCCTCCCCGGATGGGAAAAGATTACAATGAAAAATTGCTGGAGGTTCGGGAACAACTGCAAACCAGCCAGCACCAACGCCGCCCAAAAGAGGCGGCTGTTTCAATTTAGGGAGGATTTCAACATGAATGGATCTCAACAGATCTGCTTTACAGACAGCGCCGGAAAAGCGCTGTTTTCTATTCCTGACAATGGTTTACTTTGCCTGTTCTATGGAAACGGGGACAGGCATTTTGCTGTTTGCCATCGTCTGGATGACACCCATGCAGAAATTGACGGGGTAAATTATTCGATGCCGGACTTTGCCAAAAGGATGAAACACAACCAGATCGGCTTTGCCCCGGCATAGGGCTGGAAAACAAATAACAGGAGGATTTGAAAATGAAAAAAATTGAAAATACCGCTTTGCAGATGATTGCCGAGGCTTCCCGGTGTCCAGACTACGGCCCCGATATGGTTAAATCGCTGATGAAAAAGCTGGACATGAACGAAAAGGGCTTTGCGCTTTTGATGAATGTTGCCCCATCCACAGTGCGTCTTTGGACCAGCGGAGCTGCACAGCCCTGCGGCACAGCAAAACGCCTCATGCAGATTTATGAAACCGGTCCGGAGATTGTTGGCAAGATTGCCAGAGGGCAGCTACCGGCAGATGGGAGGGATTGATGAATGACGGAGACAGATAGCCAGCCGATTGCGGAAAATGAGCAGGTCAAAGAGCTGCTTGCTCTCCTAAAAGACAACAATACACCGGGATATGAAGAATTTGCCAAGCTAATCGAGCATGTGACCGGGATGGAGCAGCGTCTTTTGGAGGCAACCGAGGAACTAAAGGCAGTGCGTCAGGAAATGCAGGGATTACAGAACCATTCCCTGAAAGATACTCTCCAAAAGAGCTGTAAAGCTATGGAGATGAATATTTCCGTTATGCGTCACCGTCTTTCCGAACTCAAAGGCCAGATCATAAACGGGTGCAGGAATATCCTTGCCGATTTCAGGGAACGAGGTACTGTTGCTTTGAATGGGATCACACAGTTTTTACATGTCAGACCGGTGTTGGAGTCCATTCAAAGTGCAGCAGAAAAAAGTATGCAGGCCAACAACAGGGCTGTTGCCAGAATTGACGCTTTCAGTACGGAATATCACGAAATGGAGCGGCATCTCAAAAATATGGGCCGTGCTATTCAAGGAAAACCTGCGGAGACAGACGCAAAAGAAAATGGAAAGATTGCCAGGGTGTTCAAAGGTGCTTTCAAAGTGGAGGGCGCTCTTATATCCTCCATTAACCGTAATGCGGAGTGGGCACTTAATACCCTTGCCCGGTTGGAACAGACTGCGGAAAGGCGCCCTTCTGTTTTGGAAGCAATGCGGGAACAGGCAGCAAAAACGGAACCGGCAAAAAAGCAGCCGGCATCTTCCCATGATAAGGAAAGCCGGTAATTGTCAGGTTCACATGAAAGGAGGAATTTGATTGAATCAGGAACCACTACCGCAGATTCATTTGATCCGTGATACAGACTTATCCATCTTTGCGTATGAGCTCCATATTTTTGCCGGAGATTTTCTTAGGGAATGCGAATTTAATATGCGTTCTCTGGCGACAAATACCGGGGCTGATTCCATTGCCATCATGGAGAAAAATCACATGTGGCTTTCCGACGCTTTGTTTGCTTATTGTTCTACGGCGGATCTTCATCAAATGATCTCAACAACGGAGTTTATCGGAGCGAGGGTTTTCCTGTTTCATACGGATCGCAGAGAGGGCGGTCACTTGTACGGAGATGTCCTGATGATGGATTTAGACACGCTGCGGCAGGATATAAAAAGAAATATCCTCTATCCCTGCGGCGTCAATGTCGAACGCAAAGATGGTTCAGCGGCTACGGTCAGCCTGAAAGAATGGACTGAAATGGAGCTTTACGAAAAAGATGCTCTGAAAAGTTGGGGATTTTCTTATGCCCCGAATCAAGTTACGGAATGGCAGTACCACTATTCCACGATGTTCAGACAGTGGATGGATCAGGCATTTCGTTATATGCCCCAGGATTTAGAAGAACGCCTGAATATGCAATATATGGAGGCAGCCCAGAACCCGGATATGGATAAGTACCGCATACCACAGGGAACGGCAAAACAGATGCTTCTTTATGACGAAGCCCCTGTGTATCGCCTTCTTCCATCCGGTTCGGAGAAAATTGCGCCCATTGCGGCAGTCTCTACGGGCCTGTGGTATGAAAATTACCGGGAGTTTGCCATTGCACCGGAGGATTTAGGCGCTCTGGACAAACTGATCCGCAGGGAAACTGACCGGCTCACAGGAAACCTCCCACAACTTCTCAAAAACGAAGAACGCCGCCCTGCCCCGGAGCGATAAGAATTCTACACAGACTGGAGGTGATGAAGATTGGCAGGAGTGCATGAAGATTTCGGCGAAAAGATCGGCGGTGCGAAAAAAGACCTGTGGAAAGACCGCGGGCTGTATGCGGATGATCTGGAAGCCATGAATGAGCGCGAAGCCGAAAAATTTGTGAAAAAGGATAATGTCTGGAAAAAGCCGGACTATGCAGCCATGCTGGAGGAAGGGATTCCTCTTGGCGTGGTCTATTTTATCAAAAAAGCGAGGGACGGCTTAAACGCTTCCCCTCAGTATTACCGCACGGATGACACCCCGGAAAAACGGACCGCGAGACAAAAGGAATATATAAAAACAGTCCGGGAATTGCAGACAGTGCTTTCAGATGTCCGTACTGTGGAGGATGCCATAAGAGCCTATGACCGCTTTTTCGCTGACAATGGATACTTAGAAAAGGTACAGGGCTGGGGAAGCGGAATCCATTACCGGGCAACGAAAAAGGGACAGGACAATCCCGTGATCACAAACAAATTGTCCAATACCATGCTGATCCGCTCGGCTGAATATTTTGAGCGCAACTTTGCTCAGAAAGCAAAAAAGGAACAGTTTTGTGTTTCCAAAGAGCAGAAAATACCGAAAGGTTATGCGATCCACTTCAACGACGGGAAACAGACCTATTCTAAAAATGGGGACTGGAAACCCGGTACCTACTATGTGACAAAAGGCTATTCGATCCTGCGGACCAATTTTGAGACCAAAGAAGCTGCCCTGAAATGGGTGCAGGAACTTGCCAAAGGCAGGAACAAAAACGGAAAGATCCGTTTTGTCCCTCCACAGCTTGCCCATGTCAAACGTACCGGACCGGATTATCGGAATGGCGTGGAGATCACCGGACAGCATTATCTTGATACCTTTGGGTTCCGCGGCGGTGAGTTTGGAAACTGGATGAACCAGAACGACCGGCAGACCTCCCTTAACATGGGATTTGAAGCACTAAAGGATCTGGCGTCAGCCCTTAAGATCAGCGATAAAGATATTGCTTATCAGGGAACACTTGCTATCGCTTTTGGTGCAAGAGGCAGTGGCAATGCTGCAGCTCATTATGAACCTTTGCGTACAGTCATCAATCTTACAAAAATGCACGGGGCCGGTTCCCTGGCACATGAATGGTGGCATGGACTTGACGATTATCTTGGTACAAAGATGGGAGCAAAAGGGATGCTGTCAGAACAGCCCCACCTCTATGCGCCGTTCCAAAAACTCATTGACACCATGAAGTATAAACCGGAAACACCGGAACAGGCAGCAAAGCGCACGGAAGCACAAACAGAACGCACCCGGAAAAATGCGGCAAGCTGGCTGGATTCCTCGGTTCTTGCCTCCCTGAAACGGTATGGCAATGAGGAACAGATGGAAACCTACGCAGTCTTGCGGGAAGCATTTTTGTCCGGCGAACCCGGCTCTGTGGAACAGATCAGCGCATTTAAGAAGAATGTTACCGGCCGGGTAATTCCCAAAAGTGAACGGGAACGGCTGGAAATTTTTGAGCGTATGCTTTCCGGGATGCAGGCGCAGGAAGCTCCGCAGATTGGACGGACGGAAACTGATTTTTACCGTAATTCGGTACGCATGGGAAAAGAATGTGAAAAAGACGGCGGTTATTGGGACAGCAATGTGGAAATGACAGCCAGAGCCTTTGCCTGTTATATCAAGGACAAACTGCCCTACACATCGGATTATCTGGCAGGCCATGCCGACTGTGCCCTTACCCTGGTTTCCGGTAAAGACGGAGAAATGGAGGTATTGAAAGCCTTCCCTGTGGGGGAAGAACGCCGTGCAATCAACGCTGTTTTTGACGAGATCATTCAGGATTTGAAACGGGAACAGCTATTGACCCATGCCGATGTAACGCTTCCCCTCTCTGTTTCTGAACTTCGTGAGGCGGCGGACGGGCAGCTATCCATGTTCGGCGTCGGCCGTCCTTCCGTGATGGATCAGCTTGCGGCAAACAGGCCGGCAGATAAAAAATCACCGGCACAGACGTTTTCCAGAAAAAACCACGAGCCGGAAATATAGCAGGAGGTGAACAGCATTTTGGAAGAAAATAAAGATTATCATGCCTACCGGTATGGCGACCACTTGACGCCGGGATTGGAGCTTAAAATTGAGCACAGCGTAGTTTGTGAAAATGTGGATATTTCTACACTGATCACAATGGGAACAGATAGCCTGGAAGCCATGCGCCAGGGAAGTATCGACGGGGAGCAGAAAGCCTATGAAATCGTGGTGGCTGCCGCAAAACAGTGGGAACAGCAGGCAGCGGCAACACAGACGATCAACCGGGCTTTGGAATATCTTCGTACACCTGAGATTGAACATACCGGCAATCAGTGGAAAGACACCGATAACTGGAGGGCGGATCAGAAAATCAGCAACCGGGTCTATCAGATGACCTGCAGTATTTGGGAAGATACGAAATATGACAGGGAAACAAAACAGAGTATTCCGGTTGCCTGGTATGTGACATGGGAAGTCCGTATTCATTCCCCGAAGCAGGGATATGGAGAAAAGATTGCCGGACAAAACCAGAAACGATATACAGATAAGAATGCAGCCATAAAATACCTGGACGGGCGGAAGAAAGCCTATTCCCATTTATTCACGGAAATTTCCCCGCCAATTCCGAAAGAATATGAGCGTCATTTTATGGTTCATGGCACTCTCTTACCTGGTTATACGGTTGAAGGACTGGAACAGACCAAAACGGAACATGCCGCCGCCGAGGTTTCGGAGGGCGGTATTTTTACGCCCCAAAACCAGGAGAAGCCTTCCGTCCTGGGGAAGCTCTCTGTGGCAAAAACCCAGGAAAAAACGCCAGCCGCTCCCGGTATGGCAATGAAAAAGAAGGAGGATATACAGTTATGAAAGTGTTAATGGTAGAGCCGGGCAAGTCCCCTTATGCTGCGGAGATTGAAAGCGGTCTGAAATCTTTGCAGGCGGCAGTGGGTGGAGACATTCAGGCGGTCTATCCGTATGAGGACCCGGTGGCTCTGATCTGCAATGATGAAGGCAAGCTGATGGGACTGCCTCTGAACCGGGCTCTCTTTGATGATGACGGCCACGTTTATGATATTGTGTCCGGGAATTTTCTGATCGTTGGTCTTGGCGAGGAAGATTTTACAGACCTTTCCCCGGACTTGATGGAGAAATACGGGGAGCAGTTCAAGTACCCTGAAAAATTTGCAAGGATTGCCGGCGAGATCATTGCAGTCAAGCAGCCTGCAACCAATGAACACCGGGAAAAACCGATGATGCACCATTCCGGCCCGGATTTGTAGAAAGAAAGGAGCCAATTATGTTAATGGCAGTAAATGAACCTTATGCCCTTATGGTGCAGCCGGACGATATTCTGATCTCTCCCCGTGAGGTAGATGAACATTTTGGGACGATGGTATGCTTCCATCCCCGCTATGCGCTGGGCGACCATCACAACTATATGGACAAAGACGACTTCCTGCGGGAAATGTATTTAGATACCGTAGGACATGATGAAGCCGGCATGAAACGCTATGAACGGATGGTAAACATTGTAAGCAGCCGTTTCCGGCATGGACCAAAGACAGAGGAACGGGCGATCGATGAAGCAATGCAGAAAGTAATTTCGGAAAAGTATCTGATGCTCCCCCTCTATCTCTACGACCACTCAGGTCTTGCCATGAGTACAGAAAGTTTCTCAGGCAGGGCCCCTCATGCAGAATGGGACAGCGGACAGGTCGGCTGGATCTATGTTTCCAAAGAAGATGCCCTAAAGGAATTTGACGCTGACAAGATGACCGGCGCCATCCGGCAGAAAGCGGACGCACTGATGCGCAGTGAAGTCGCCGCTTACGATTCCTATCTGCATGGCGAATGTTATGGGTTTGAGCTTTATAAAAACGGGGAGCTGTCGGATAGCTGCTGGGGCTTTATGGGTAACTTTTCCGATGTGTTGAAAGATATGGCGGAATACCTCCCGGATGAGTGCAAAGGGATGGTCGATCATCTGGAGGAACAGGAACGCCCGGCTACGATCATCAAGACGCTTTTGAAACATGCTAAAATTCAGGTCGATCAGGCAGCAAAAGCCTTTGAACACGCTTCCCGACAGCAGGTTCTTGGGGAAAGCCGGTAAAAAGTTATTTCCATATTATAAATACCGATTTTATCAGAAAGGAGGATGCCCTTGCAGGAAGATCTCGAACAACGAACGGTTTCTGTTTCTATACAGGCAGCAAAACTGTCAGGGCGGGTACTGCGTGCGGCTATTGCTGCGGTACTCCAAAAGATGGAACAGGAACGCACAATGCCAAAAGTCGGGCGCAACAGCATGAAGCGGCTGACTTATAAAGACCCCGGAGCCAATACCATTGAAGTTTCAGGGCGAATCCGCTCTTTTGAACGGTATGCCAGGAAACATCAGGTACGCTACCATATAGAAAAGGAACTTGGGACCGATCCCCCAAAATGGACGGTATATTTCAAGGCAAACCAGGCGGATGCACTGACGGCAGCTTTTAAGGAATATACGAAGAAAGACCTTACACGCAGCACCAGACCGTCGCTGCTTACACAGCTTCATAAGTTCAAAGAACTGGCGCAGTCGCTTGGCCGTGACCGTGTAAAGAACAAAGAACACGGAGGACCGGAACGATGAAGATTGATGCAGAAACACTGAAAAAACAGGTCATTCTCCATCTGCCTTATATTCTGTTCCTTCTGGTATTTGCCAAGCTGGGCGAGGCGGTGCGTCTGGCTCCCGGAGCAGACGCTTCCCAAAAGCTGTTAGGACTGTCCGAAGGCTTTGCCCTTGCGTTTCAGAGTATGTGGCCGGGAGCGGCAATGGACTGGCTGATTGGTTTATGCGGTGCAGCCATTATGCGGCTGGCAGTCTATCTTAGAGGGAAAGACGCTAAGAAATACCGCAAAAATGTGGAATATGGTTCTGCAAGATGGGGAAATAAAGCCGATATTGCCCCATTTATGGACCCAAAGCCGGAAAACAATATCATTCTTACCCAAAGTGAAGGACTGATGTTAAACGGACGGCCCAAAAATCCGGCCAATGCAAGAAATAAAAATGTACTGGTAGTCGGAGGATCAGGTTCGGGAAAAACGCGCTTTTTCATCAAGCCCAATCTGATGCAAATGCACAGTTCCTACGTCGTCACCGATCCGAAAGGTACAGTCCTTGTGGAATGCGGAAAGATGTTGCAGCGAGGCACACCAAAGCTGGACAAGGACGGAAAGCCTATGCGTAATGAAAAAGGAAAGATTATCTATGAGCCCTATAAAATACGGGTATTCAATACGATCAATTTTCAGAAAAGTATGCACTTTAACCCATTCGCCTACATTCATTCCGAGAAAGATATTCTGAAGATCGTCACTACCCTGATCGCCAATACCAAAGGCGAAGGAAAAGCCGGAGACGATTTCTGGGTCAAAGCAGAAACCTTGCTTTATACGGCACTGATCGGATATATCTACTATGAAGCTCCGGTAAACGAACAGAATTTTGCCACACTGGTAGAAATGCTGAACGCAATGGAGGTCCGTGAGGATGACGAGTCATTCAAAAATGCCGTTGACCTTCTCTTTGACGCTCTGGAACAGAAAGACCCGGATCATTTTGCCCTGCGTCAATATAAAAAATATAAGCTCGCTGCCGGAAAAACAGCGAAGTCGATCCTTATTTCCTGTGCTTCCAGACTGGCTCCTTTTGACATTAAAGAAGTCAGGGAAATTACCATGTATGACGAGCTGGATCTGGATATGCTGGGGGATGAACGGACCGCTCTTTTCCTTATTATGAGTGATACGGACGGAACCTTTGCATTTTTGATCAGTCTGATCTATTCCATTTTGTTTAACCGCTTATGCGAGCGGGCGGATGATGTATATGGGGGCAGGCTTCCCATCCATGTGCGCTGCCTGATCGACGAGGCGGCAAATATCGGGCAGATCCCGAACCTGGAGCGTCTTATGGCGACCATCCGAAGCCGTGAGATCTCTGCCTGCTTGGTGCTGCAGGCGCAAAGCCAGCTCAAAGCCCTGTATAAAGACAACATGGACACCATCATCGGTAACTGTGACGCCTCTCTTTTCTTAGGAGGCAAAGAAGAAACTACCTTAAAAAGCTGGAACTCCCTATTAGGGAAAGAGACTATTGATCTGTATAACACCAGTGTCACAAAGGGAAATCAGGAATCCCACGGACAAAATTTTCAAAAGCTGGGAAAGGACCTGATGTCGGTGGATGAACTGGCAGTTATGGACGGGGGCAAATGTCTGCTGCAGATCAGGGGTGTGCGGCCGTTCCTCTCCCGGAAATACGATATAACCAAACACCCAAATTACAAACTGCTTTCCGATTTTAATGAGAAGAACGCTTTTAATATCGAAAAGTTTCTTTCTACCCGGATGCCGATGCGTCCCGGTGAACGATACCGTAATTATGAAGTCACAGCCGAAGATCTGGCTTCCCAGACTTTATAGAGTTGTTCCTGCCTGTCAAAGCATGACGCCCTGGCAGGCTTTGTTTTTGTCACGATGAAAGGAGGATATTTTGAGGATTCGTGATTCTCCCTGAAAAGTAAATAACCGCAGGATTTTTCCTGCCCCATGCCGCCGTGCTGTTTGAAACAGATTTTTTTCTAAAAACAGTGCGGCGGCTTTTTTTGTTTCCGGCCTGATACGGCCATATCACAAATTAAAATTTCTGAAATTAAAGGAGGAACATTATGGCATTTTTTGCAAGCGCGATTGATACTTTGAAGATCCTTGTGATCGCCCTGGGCGCAGGTCTGGGCGCATGGGGTGTTGTAAACCTTCTCGAAGGTTACGGAAATGATAACCCAGGTGCAAAATCCCAGGGGATCAAGCAGTTTATGGCTAATTAAAGGGAACAAAAAGAAAGGAAAAGCACAATCCAGACGGTATCAGCGGCAGGATACAAGAATAAATTGTGATTACACAAGATTGGTGTTATAATAAGAGAAAAGTTCCTGCCGGGGCAGCCGCCCCGGTGGTATGGATAAAAAGGCAGGAAAACAATATGCACATCAGCTATAAACCACTCTGGCATACACTGTTAGAGCGTGATATGAGAAAAGAATATTTAAGCCTTGCCGCCGGTATGACAACGAATATGATTGCCAACATGAGCAAAGAGGGAAAGCACATCAGCATGGATACATTGGCCCGTATCTGCGAAACGCTGAATTGTGAGATTACCGATGTGATTGAGTTAGTACCAGACGAGCCTGCTTCCACAGGAGGGAAGGAACATGAGCGAATTGAAACCAAGAATAACGGAAAACGGAATTGATTAGATCCTTGTCGGAGATTACTATATCCCAGATTTGAAGCTGCCGGAGGAACACCGCCCTATCGGAAAGTACGGACGGATGCACCGGGAATATTTAAGAGAAGCCCACCCAGCCAGATTGAACACATTGACACTGACCGGGGAGTTATGGACATATCTTGCAGACCTGAACGAACAGGCACAGGAACGGTTAGACACCATCATGGAGCAGATGAAGGCTGCCGATGGTGTGACCGAGGAATTGAAGCGTACCCATCAAATGGAATGGGTGCAGCGTTGCAATAACATTCACAACCGGGCAGAAGAAATTATTTTGCAAGAGATGATTTATTCATAACGGTATGGTAGAATGATTATGACAAATCGAAAGTTGACAAGGAGTTTTGATAGCGTGAAAAAAATGGAAGAAGTTTTAATTGATGATAATATGGTTTTTGATATTGATAATTTAAAAGGATTTCTTAATGATACCAGTTCATTTGGGTTTATAGCTAAAGAAAATAATAAAATTATAGGATTTGCATATTGCTATACACTTTTAAGACCTGATGGAAAAACAATGTTTTATTTACACTCAATAGGAATGTTACCTAACTATCAAGACAAAGGTTATGGTTCAAAATTATTATCTTTTATTAAGGAATATTCTAAAGAGATTGGTTGTTCTGAAATGTTTTTAATAACTGATAAAGGTAATCCTAGAGCTTGCCATGTATATGAAAAATTAGGTGGTAAAAATGATTATAAAGATGAAATAGTATATGTATATGATTATGAAAAAGGTGATAAATAAATGAATATAGTTGAAAATGAAATATGTATAAGAACTTTAATAGATGATGATTTTCCTTTGATGTTAAAATGGTTAACTGATGAAAGAGTATTAGAATTTTATGGTGGTAGAGATAAAAAATATACATTAGAATCATTAAAAAAACATTATACAGAGCCTTGGGAAGATGAAGTTTTTAGAGTAATTATTGAATATAACAATGTTCCTATTGGATATGGACAAATATATAAAATGTATGATGAGTTATATACTGATTATCATTATCCAAAAACTGATGAGATAGTCTATGGTATGGATCAATTTATAGGAGAGCCAAATTATTGGAGTAAAGGAATTGGTACAAGATATATTAAATTGATTTTTGAATTTTTGAAAAAAGAAAGAAATGCTAATGCAGTTATTTTAGACCCTCATAAAAATAATCCAAGAGCAATAAGGGCATACCAAAAATCTGGTTTTAGAATTATTGAAGATTTGCCAGAACATGAATTACACGAGGGCAAAAAAGAAGATTGTTATTTAATGGAATATAGATATGATGATAATGCCACAAATGTTAAGGCAATGAAATATTTAATTGAGCATTACTTTGATAATTTCAAAGTAGATAGTATTGAAATAATCGGTAGTGGTTATGATAGTGTGGCATATTTAGTTAATAATGAATACATTTTTAAAACAAAATTTAGTACTAATAAGAAAAAAGGTTATGCAAAAGAAAAAGCAATATATAATTTTTTAAATACAAATTTAGAAACTAATGTAAAAATTCCTAATATTGAATATTCGTATATTAGTGATGAATTATCTATACTAGGTTATAAAGAAATTAAAGGAACTTTTTTAACACCAGAAATTTATTCTACTATGTCAGAAGAAGAACAAAATTTGTTAAAACGAGATATTGCCAGTTTTTTAAGACAAATGCACGGTTTAGATTATACAGATATTAGTGAATGTACTATTGATAATAAACAAAATGTATTAGAAGAGTATATAATATTTCTAAGGTTGCAAGCAAAATAAGCCGCCCCGCAAAGGGACGGCTTTTGTATTACTCGATTTTGGGCGGCAACTTCGGATAAAGCACCAGCTCGAAATTATCAAATGGGCCATTTCGCCCGGAACGTTCATTCTTTGTGTACTCGACCTTTTCAAGAACCTCTTTGAGCATTTCGTTTTTTGCTTGAGCAGAGGGGAGAACGGGGTACACTTCGAGGAGCTTTTCGACCTTTGGTATTACGTTAAGGCGACTTGCTGCACGTTCCTTATCCGCCTGCACTTCGGCGGTAAGGGTAGAAATATCTTCCTCGGCAGCAGCAATACGCTCGGTAAGAGAGCGGGAGCGCACAAGGAAAGTGTCGGTATCGTAAACACCCTGTTCCAAAAGGTCGTGGGTACGGTCGAGTTGCTTGTGCAGCGTTTCGAGTTCGGCCACAGTTTTGCGCAGAGCTTTTTGTTTGAGGTCGAGGATGGCTTGCTCGTCCGCTGGGAGTTTATCAGACCATTCGAGGCGATAACCGTCCAGCCATGAGGAGAGAGCCTGCAGTAACCGTTCTTCGACGTATTCATACTTTGAGCCTACATTGTCGCAGATACGGTTGTGACAGATAAGAATATCAATTCGGCCTCTCCGCAGGACGATACTGCGGCCGCATTTCCCACAGACCAGAATACCGGCCAGAGGATTTACCACGGAATTTCGTTTCGGAACCGGCGGCGGGCCGGAGCGTTGGAGCAGGTCTTGAGCTTTCTGGAAAATGGCTTCGTCAACTATCGCAGAGTGCAGACCGTCAACGTAGATTACCTCTTCGGCAGGAGCCTTGTACCGCTCAACCTCAATGGAGTTGTTGACAATCCTTTTCTTGGATTTGTTCACACCCCAGCGGACTTTGCCAATGTATGCAGGATTTTGTAAAATGCACTGCACAGTCCTGTCATTCCAATATTGAGCAGAGGAGGGCGGAGCTACACCCAAACTGTCGAGCCGCTTCGAGATAGTGTATGTTCCGAGCCGCCGGACTTCGCCGTTATCGTCCTCCTCGCCAGAGGTATAGAGTTTGAAAATAAAGCGGACGATATCAGCCTGTTCTTCAACAGGGCGGAGCGTCCAGCCCTTATCGCCCTTAATGCGGACACGCTCATACCCGTAAGGTGCAAGCCCGGACACCCATTTGCCCTCTTTTGCAGAGGCGTTCCGACCACGGACTAAGCGGCGTTTTATTGTTTTATATTCTCGGCGGGACATGAACAGGCCGAACTCGAAATATTCTTCGTCAAATTCGTTCGCTGGGTCGTACACTTTCAACGGCGTAATGATTTTAGTACCGGAGTATTTGAAAGCCTGCGCCATAACACCTTGGTCGATTGTGTCACCACGGGCAAGACGCTCGACCTCAACGACGAGAACACCCTCCCACTTTCCGTCCTCGACCTCTTGCAGGAGCTTTTGGACGACGGGGCGGGCGGCTATTGTTTCGCCAGAGACGATTTCACGGTAGATTTGCGTGATATTATAATGCCCTCGTTTTGCAACTTCGAGCAGGAGTTTTTCGTGACGGGCCAGAGTTTCACCCTCGCCGTGAGCCTCCGCCTCGATGTCGGCACGGGATTTACGCAAGTAAAGGCAGTAAGCCAAAATAAACACCTCCTCAGTAAAAAAGCCCCTCATACAGAGGGGCGGAAATCAACAACGATTACATTGCTGTCTTGCCGGAGAACTCGCCTGTTACGCCGTTCTTGACGTTAAAAGCAATTTCCATATCGGCTTGCATGAGCCGGTCAAGCAGAGAGGCAATCTCGTTTTTGAGCTGGGACTGCAAGGCCATGAGGTCAGACAGCACAACGGGGTCTGTAACCGCACCGCCAGTAGCTTCAATCTTCTTTTGGATTTCAGAGCGGAGCGACTGCAAGGTACGCAGCAGTTCCTCGTAGAGAGCGATACGCTCCGGGCGAGCGCATTTCATATCCCGGTTGAGGAGCCGGTAGAAATCGTCAAAGCATTTTGAGACAGCCGGACGCAGTTCGGCAGGCAGACTGTTAAAATGCTTCTGGAAGTTTACGGTATCGTTGTAAAACACGTCCTCGCTATGATTTGGACGGTCTGTATATCCAAGCAGGTAGTCGGTAGAAACACCGAAATACTTCGCCAGCAGGCAGACGGTATCGAGGTCTGGTTGTTTACCCTCGGTCTCGTAGCCAGAGACGGTGGAACGCTTTTTGTAAATGATTTTTGCTATATCCTCTTGCGTGAGATTACGCTCTTTACGCAGGGATATGAGGCGGTTTGCGAATTTTGACATAGTAATGCACCTCCAAAGTTTGATTATATCGGGTTTGCCCCGTTTTGTGTAGCGATTGCCCCGAAAATCGGCAAAATATAAAAAACAACCGAATATTTCTGGGAAAATGGTTGACTTTGCCCCAAACAGGAACTATACTATAATCACAGCAACCCAAACGGGGGCAAAACGATTGAGAAAGGAGCAAGAAATGAGAGCAAAGCTGAAAGCGTTGCGGGAAGCCAACGGCTACACCCAACAGACATTAAGTGACGCTATCGGAATGAGCCGTAGCCACTATTCACAGGTCGAGAGCGGAGACAAACAACCGTCGCTGAAACTGGCACTCCGCATTAAGCGAGCTTTGAACTACTACGGTGACGACATTTTCGATAACACAATGCCGCCAGTAAGAAAGCGATAAATTTTTTTACCATCGAATGACCCAAAATGGGACATTCAAGACATAGAAAGAGCAAATATATGACGCTGTAAGAGTCGAACCCCTTGTTTCAATCTATGAAAATTTTACACCGGGAGGAGGCGAAAATAAATGGCGAGGCAGGCAACAAAAGCCTGTGGCAACAGGTACTACGAGGCACGAATGAGAGCAGCAATGTACAACGAGAAGTTCTTGACACGAGCCGGGGCAGTAGAAAGCCTACCGGGAGTGACAGAGGACAGCCTCAAGAAATACGAGCTGGATATTAACCGGCCGCCGAACATCGTTGTAGCTCTCATGGCAGATGCCTATAACGAGCCGGAGTTGCGGAGTTGGTATTGCGCCAACGAGTGTCCGCTCGGTAGGGATTGCAGAGAGATACCCGAAATGCCAGCAGAAAGGGCATTGATAAGGCTGCAGAACTCAGTTTACGAAATGCAGGAGGTTACACGGCAGATTGGAAAGCTCATGGAGGACGGGAAACTCTCGGAGGGAGAAAAACTGGCAGTTCCGGGCATTAGAGAGCAGTTGTTAGAGTTCCGGCGCAGAGCCGATGAAACCCTTGCGGTTCTCGAAAAAGCCGTGAAACAGGGAATATTTACATAGCCGAAAGGAGGTGCGGAATGGTTGAGGCAAATATCGTCAGAGATTTTACCATAGGCAACACCCGGATAAAGATTGCTGACGATTATTGCAGAACAGCCGGGGAAGCCGAGCAGATATTGAGAGACATAGCGGTACAGGCTCAACGGCAGTTGATAGCAGCAGCTTCAATCAAGCGTTATGGACAAGAGGAAAATGCGAACAGTGCCGCCAATGGTGGTTAGCATAGCGGCTGGTGTGGTGTTCTTCACCGCCGGAGTGTACGCAATCAAAGGCAGTGCCACAATGCAGTTGCAGAACACGGAACATCGGACAATCGTATCGACGCAGGAAGAAAGCCCGACGGTGGAAATCAGTTCGAGCGAACTCGCCTACACGCAGTCACCGGCCCCTACATACCAGAGCTTAGTCAAGAGCCGGGATTGGGACGCAGACGAAAGCCAGATGTTAATGCAAATTGCAATGGCGGAGGCAGAGGGAGAGGACACGGAGGGAAAAGCACTGGTAATGTGCGTAGTGCTTAACCGTGTATGGAGTGAGGGCTTCCCGGACAGTATCGAGGAGGTAATCTTCCAACCGAAACAGTTTAGCCCGGTATGCGAGGGCGGCAGATATTACACGACAGAGGCGGACACAGATTGCAGAGCGGCGTTGGAAATGGTTGTGAACGGCTGGGACGAAAGCGAGGGTGCGCTGTACTTTGAGAGCTGCGAAAACAGCAGTTGGCACAGTCAGAACCTTGAGCTGCTATTCCAGCACGGCGGACACAGATTTTACAGGTAGGAGGCACAGGACAATGACAAGAGCGCAGGCGAGACGCAAGAAAAGACGTAAGGCGAAAATGCAGAGAGCATTAGGCTGGACGCTGATATTTGTATTTGAATTTATCGTGTCGGCAGCACCGGCAGCGATTACAGCAGCATTTTTAATTCCAATGGCAAATGCCAGCAGACATTATCCCGGAATTGGGGGAGAGTGGATTGCGATTATGCTTGTATTCTGCTTGGTATTCAAGGCAGTGCATGAGCGCATTTGTGACTGGATTTTCGAGGAGGAATAAACAGGAATGGCATATTACAACACTTGCCCGGATTGCGGAAGCAATCTTGACCCCGGAGAGACCTGCGAGTGCAGGATACGACAGCAGTTCCAGACAGGAGGGACAGAAGATGTCAGAGGCAGATTTGAAACAGGAAGCAGAGCAGAGGCTCGGAACAGAGATAGAGAGCTCAGAGTGGGATAAGACAAAGAGCTACGCAGAACGCAAGCTCAAAGGCATTATCGAGAGATTTGGAGACGAGGGAGGAATAAGACGGGAGCCTTGGTATTTAGCCCAGCTCATAGCTGAAACGGTTCAGCAGAATAGATTCTCTCGGTTCACGATTGAACTCATGGAGCTTAACCGATACGCAGACATGGAGATAAAAAAAGGACAGCCCGTGTCATAAACACGAACCGTCCACTACGCTATATCTCCATTGTATCACGGAATTTTTCGGATTACAAGGAGGAATATTATGGACAACAAAAACACATTACAGATTACGGCCCAGTACCCGGCAGAGAGATACAACCTGCTGGTGCCTATGCAGACCGTAGCGGAGATTGCGGAAATCCACAAGCCGGTAATGAACGCCGTACAGATTTCCACGAATGAGGCCGACAAGGAAATTTACTTACAGGACAGAAGCAAGGCGAAAGCCGACGGCTGGGCTTTAACCAAAAAGGGCCTCAACAAGCTCATGCGAGCCGCAGGCATTAAGATTTTGGGAACACGCCCGATTATCCCGTCCACCTGTCAGAAGTGTGCAGAGGTCAACAAGAGCATTGGCAGGCCAGTCAACTGCGGAACCTGCGGTAACAAAGATGTGAAGTTTGAGGCAAGGATTTCCGTACCGCAGCTTACCGGGGAAAACATCGAGATTGTGGCCCACAAGGAAATCATCGTTGACGATGTTTCGGTAGGCATGACGGAATTTCAGAAAAAGGAATTTTTGAAGTTCCGCTCGGAAATGTGCGAGACCAAAGCAATCAACAGAGCCTTGAGAGCGGCTATGCACATCAAAGGCACTTACAGCCTTGCAGAGCTGTCGAAACCGTTTGTTGTGGCGTACCTCGTACCGAACCTTGATAACGAGGCAGTCAAAGCGGAGGCAGTAAGACACTTCTTCACATCGGCGCAGGAGCTTTACGGCGGACACAATACAGAGGCCAGACGTGCAATCTTCGTTGAGGACGACGTAGAGGAGGGAATGGAGTACGAGACACCGGGAAAGCCGATTGAGCAGCCGGAGAGTGCAGCTTACAAGGAAGCCCCGGCAGAGCCACCAAGAGCCACACAGGAACGCCAGCAGGCGGCAGCAGAGGCGGCCCCGGACTTTGACCCGAATTTGTGCGTAGAGTGTGGAGTAAAGGTCAGCAACGGCGTTGTGAGATACAGCCAGCAGCAGTATGGAAGAACCCTCTGCATGGCTTGTCAGAGAAAACAGGGAGGTAATCAGTAATGGCAATCAGAATTTTACATACAGGCGATTTACATATCGGGAATTTCCCTGGCCCGGAGGAAAACGGGGAGAACGTGAGATTTAAGGACATCTGCAAGTGCCTTGACGCACTTGTGGCAGGCGCAAAGGAACAGAAGCCGGACATTGCGGTAATCGCAGGCGACATCTTTCATCAGGCCAGAGTTTGGAGCGACAGAGGATTGAAAGAGCAGCAGACGGCGGTACGCTTCCTGCGTGAGCTGGAAAAAATTTGCCCGGTAGTGGTTATGAGAGGAACCCCGAACCACGATAGCGAGGAGCAGTTCAAGACGCTTGACAGCACCTTTTACGGCGACGACAGCGTACACATCATAACGGAGCCAGACGTAGGCACATACCACAGCTACGACGGCAAGGCGGTACAGATTGCGTGCCTGCCGGGATTTGACAGAGGCTTTTACAGAGCAAAGCACCCCGGCCTCTCCAAAGAGGAGGAAAACGAGGTATTCACACAGTCAATCGCAGATTTGATTGTGGGCCTCAAGGCACAGTGCGACGCAGGTAGCCCGACGGTACTGGTATCACACTACACCATTACCGGGTGCAATATGGAGAGCGGGCAGACGGCATTCTTTAGCCAGTTTGAGCCGGTGGTTTACCCGGACACGCTGCAGGCGGCGGATTTTGACCTCGTTTGCTTCGGACACATTCACAGACCGCAGCAGCTCGACGGCTGCAAGAACACATTCTACTGCGGAGCGATTTCAGCCCTCAACTTCAACGACGAGGGACAGGAGAGAGGCTACTGGCTGCATGATGTAGAGGACGACGGAACGGTACACTCCACATTCCAGCAGCTTCCGACAAGGCAGTATAGAACAATCCGCCTCAAGGACGAGAATGTAGCGGAGATTATCAATGCAGACAGGGCGAAGGATAAGTTCCCGTTCCCGGTGCCGGACGTAAAGGGAGACATCGTGAGAGTGCTTTACGACTGCACGGACGAGCATAACAAGGCATTTAACCATACGGTGTATGAGGCAGCACTCTACAACGTGGGCGGAGCCTTTTGGGTACAGGAGATTACACCACAGAAAATCAGTATCACGGTGGATAAGAAGAACATGGACGCAGACGGAACCCCGGAAAGCAACCTTGCGGAATACCTTACAGAGAAAGAGTTTACGCCGGAACGCCTCGGAGAGATTATCGAGCTGGCAAGACCGATTATAGCAGAGGCAACGGAGAAAGCCACGACAGAGAGACATACAGGGCTGTTTGTCCCGGTTGAGATTGAGGTCAAGAACTACCGCAACTACCGTGAGGAGACATTCTCATTCGAGGATATTCGCTTTTGCACCATTAACGGTAGCAACGGCGTAGGAAAGAGCAGTTTGTTCATGGACGCAATGGCGGACGCTCTTTTTGAGGAGACCAGAGAGGGCGAACTCACCGGCTGGATTTGCAACGACCCGGACGCTCGAAGCGGCGCAATCAAATTCACATTTAAGCTGGGCGAGAGCCTTTACAGAGTAACCAGAACCCGTCAGAAGTCCGGCAAGGCGACACTGAATATTTCAGAATTTGTTGAGGGAGAATGGGTAGACCGCTCCAAAGAGAAGTTTAAGGACACCCAGCAGGAAATCATCAACATCATTGGCATGGATAGCCTCACGCTGAAAGCCTGCGCCCTTATCATGCAAGACCAGTACGGCCTCTTTTTACAGGCGGACAAGGAAGCCCGCATGAATATCCTCGGAAATATCCTCGGCCTCGGCATTTACACCGGAATGGAGGAACTGGCAGCGGACAAGGCGACAGAGACCAACAGACAGATAAGACAGTTGCAGGATAAGACGGACGTTATCTTGTCGGGCCTGCCGGACAGAGCGGAGCTTGAGGCGCAGATTGCAGCGGAGGAGGAAACCAAAGCGACCTACGAGCAGGCGGCAGCGGTAAAGGCAACGGAGATTGACGGTCTCAAGGTGAAGCTCAACACGCAGTTGGAGGCAGCGAGCCGTGTTATCAAGCTCAACGGTAAGATTTCCACACTCGGAACGCAGAAAGCCACCAAAGAGGCAGCAAAGACCTCACAGGTAGGCATTGTGACATCGGCAAACACTATTCTTGCCAAAGAGGAGGAAATCACGGCGGGCGTGGCAGCCTACAACGGATTGCTAGAAAAGGAAAAAGAGCTGATTAAGGGTAAGGCTACATACGACAACATCGAGCAGAGAAAGAAGCAGCTCGAATCCGCCATTGACCTTGCGGAGAAATCTGCAAAGGAACTGGCGCAGAAAAAAGCAGCGATTACGCTCGTGAAGATTGGGCCACTTGAGGCAGCCATTTCCCGTGCTGCGGAGCTAGAAGAAAAGCACCAGCAGCACGAAAGCACTGCCGGAAAGATTGCGGAACTGGAAAAGGGATTGCCGGAGTACACGGAGCAGAGACAGGCGGTACTCGACGCAGAGGCGGAGCTGGAACGACTGGAAGCGGACTATGAGAAAGCGAAAGAGAAGCTGTCATACCGCATTACGACCCTCAAAGGCAAAGTTGAGCTTCTGGACAACAGCGGTTGCCCGGACGTAGAAAAGGCAAGTTGTAAGTTCCTTACGGACGCACTGGAAGCCAAGAAAGCATTGCCGGAGGCAGAGGCGGCACTCGCTTCACTTGAGGCGGAGTACGCAGCAAACCGTCAGAGCCTTTCAGATACGCTCAGACAGGCGGAAACCGTGTTCGGCGATAAAATGCACCTCCCGGAGGAAATCGAGGCTCTTAGAGGCGATTTGAGAGTGCTTGAGGCAGCGGAGAAAGAGTACAGCAGCCTTGAGACACAGAGAAACGAGCTGAAACTCATGCAGGAACGCTCGGAGGAGCTGGCAAAGGCGCAGGCAAGCGCAGAGGAGACGGTCACAAAAGGAAAAGCCGAACTGGAAAAGGTGACAGCGGAGCTTGAGGCGGTAGAGGCAGCCAACAGAGAGTATGAGAAGTTACAGCAGGACATTTTTACAGCCAGAACATGGCTGGATAAGGAGAAACAGCTCCCAGTAGCGAGACAGCAGAAAGAGGCGGCAAGCCTGCGTGTTCTGGAATTGAGTGGAGAGATTGAAGAACTCGAAAAGGAACTCGAAGAAACCCGCACAGAGCTTGAGGAGGAGCAGAGCAAGACCGTAGGAACGGCAGAGCTGCAGGCACAGGTAGCGGCAGCAGAGGCGGAAATCAAGGCCATGCAGGACGCAGCACAGGCGGCCACTCTGAAACTCGGAGGCTTGAAGAAACAGGCGGAGGAACTGACAGAGAAGTTACAGCAGGCGGCAGAGCTGCAGAACCGTGTAAACGTACTCGGAGGCAAGGCAGCCGGATATGAGGAATTGAAAAAGGCATTTTCGCAGGACGGCATTCCGCACAATATTATCCGCAGCATTATCCCGGTATTTGAGGCCACGGCAACGAATATCCTCGGCCAGATGTCACAGGGCCGCATGAGCGTTGAGTTCGTGACCGAAAAGGTTCTGAAATCCAACAGCAAGAAAGAGGTAACGACCCTCGACATCATCATCAACGACGTAGACACCGGGCGACTTCCTTACATGAGCAGGAGCGGAGGCGAGAGGGTAAAAGCAGCACTGTCCGTTATCCTTGCCCTTTCGGAGATTAAGAGCAGCAAGGCAGGCGTACAGCTTGGGTTCCTGTTCATCGACGAGCCACCATTCCTCGACGCTCCGGGCGTACAGGCATATTGCGACGCACTGGAAGCAATTCAGAACAGATACAGCAACCTCAAGGTTATGGCAATCACCCACGACCCGGCCATGAAGTCGAGATTTCCGCAGAGTGTCGATGTGGTAAAGACGGCAGAGGGCAGCAAGGTAATTTATGAATAGAAAACATCACTTCCGGGGAGTTTTCTCCCCGGAAAAACCCGAAAAGGAGGTGTAATCGTTGGGACGACCACGAAAACAAACGGTAGACTACTTCCCACATTTTGTAGGAGCCGACAGCAAGACAAAATTTATACTGGAAAATAAGTGGGGGAACGACGGCTATGCTTTTTGGTTCAAGTTATTGGAGCTTCTTGGCCGCAGCGACGGCCATTGTTACGACTGTTCAGTAAGTGCAAACAAGATGTACCTCGTCTCGCTGGCAAGGGTAAGCGAGGAGACGGCGGACGACATCTTAGAGACGCTGGCGGAGCTTGGGAAGATTGACAAGGAATTGTGGGACACACACAAGCTCATTTGGTGCCAGAGGCTCGTTGACAACCTGCAGCAGGTTTACGCAAAGAGAACAGTACAGATACCGTGCAAACCGTTCACGGAACCGGCAGCCCCTACACCTGCACCGGCAGAGCCGCCTCAGAAGAAAGAGGAGCCAGAGCCGGAGGCGGAGGAGAAGCCGAAAAAGAGAGGCAGACCTACAAAAAGAAAGTCCGTCCTCAAGGTAAAGCAGCAGGAATTGTTTGAGAAATTCTATGCGGCATACCCGAAAAAACAGGACAGAGCATCAGCAGAAAAGGCGTGGGCGAAGATTGAGCCGGAGCCGGACGAGGCAATGACGGAGAAGATTATACAGGCGGTTGAACTGTCAAAGAAATTTGATAACCGTTTCAGAGAGAGACAGTACACGCCGTTACCGGCCTCATGGCTGAACGCCAAAGGCTATTTGAACGAATTTGCACAGGAGGGAGGAAGCAGCTATGGAGCTTACCAGAATAGGAGAAGCAGCGGGCCAGCGACAGACCCCGGAGGATTTACGCCGTCGGGAGGATTCAAAGGCAGCGAATAACATGGTTACGCCGCAGGAAGCGAAAGAGAGAGGTATTACGTGGCGTGTAGCACCGCCGGAGCCGCAGGTATGCCAGTTTTGCGGCCAGCCAATACAGCCGCAGGGCATTGTGTTACAAAACATGGTTTTCCTTTGGAGACCAAACGTGCGTTGCACCTGTGAAAAGGCGGTTGCCTACTGGCAGGAATACGACCGCAAGCAGGCGGAGGAAAAGGCCCGAAAAGAGGACGAGGAACGCAGGAGGGCCATGCAGAGCAGGATAGACCGTCTACTCGGAAACAGCGGCATTAAGAAGCGTTTCCAGCAGAGGACATTCCCGAACTTCCGAACAGACACGCCGGGCCGTCAGAAAAATTACAGAGTTGCCAAAGAGTATGCGGACAATTTTGCATACCACAAGGCAAAGGGCGACGGCCTCTACATAGAGGGAACCAACGGAACCGGCAAGACACATCTTGCGGCGGCGATTGCCTTGCAGCTTATCAGCGAGGGAATACCCGTAATATGCAAGACTTCGAGCGACCTGCTTCTGGACGTGAAAAAGGCGTTTGACAACGAGGGAGTGACGGAGGCGCAGGTGTTGGACGCATACAAAAAGGTAGACTTGCTTATCATTGACGACCTCGGAAAAGAGCAATGCAGCGATTGGAGCATGAGTACCCTCTACTCCATTCTGAATGACCGCTACGAGGACATGAAGCCGACCATTGTAACGACCAATTACAACACCGACGGTCTTATAAACGCCCTTACCCCAAAGGGATTTGACAACACAAAAATCGTGGCAATTATCAGCCGCTTGCGAGAAACCAGCACCGTAATGACTATGGCTTGGGAAGATTGCAGGGGCAAGTAAGGAGGACACATGGACGACGGCATATTTACGATACAGGTTCGCAAATGCAAGAGGTGTGGACGGCTGCTTACAAGTAAAGAAGCCGTCGAGCGTGGATATGGCTGCCAGTGCGCAAAGAACGCCCGGAAAGAGGAGGAAGCACAGAAGCCAATTCCGGGGCAGCGGAACATATTCGATTATTTGCAGGACGAGGAGGAATAGGCATGGTAAGCGAAAAGGAAAAGGAAAACCGGGAGAAGTTGTTCCGGCTCATGCGGGAAAACCCGGAGCTGCCAGTTGTGGCTATGGTTGACAGCGAGGTTGTTGCCGACACGGGATATGGCCGCTGGACGGGAGTTTTTGGATATGTGTATATCGCAGAGTATGTTATAGGCTTAACCTGTATCCATTTTCGAGAGGAGGACGACCCCTCCGCAGTAGAGTACGCAGTGAGAGACGTTCTCGACTGCCATTCGAGAGAGGATATAAAAACAGAAAAGCAGGAACTTGAGGCGTACAGAAAACTCCCGTGGATAAAGGCAATAGTCGTAAATGTTGATTTGCCTTGCGAGGAGGACGAGGGCAATGCTTGAGATAGTCCCGGTAACACTCCGGCAGGCAAATGAGTTTGTAACAAAGTACCACAGACACCACAAGGCGAGCCGGGGACATAAATTTTCAATCGGAGTTTGTGACGGCGAGAAACTTGTAGGAGTTTGCATTTGTGGCCGCCCTGTCAGTAGATACCTTGACGATAACAAAACGCTTGAGGTCAACCGCCTTTGCACAGATGGAACGTACAATGCTTGCAGTATTTTGTATGCAGCAGCTTACAGGGCGGCAATAGCAATGGGCTACAAAAGAGTGATTACATACATTCTTGAAAGCGAACCGGGAACCAGCTTGAAAGCCGCTGGATATAAGTGCGAGGGCCGAGCTGGTGGGATTGAGTGGAACGGGAGAAGCAAACCGAAGAACGAAGAACAATACCCACATGAAATGAAAACAAGGTGGGTTAAGGAAAAATAAGGAGGAAAACACAATGGCAGAAATGAAAATCAGACACACGGAAACCGCAGGAGATTACAGCTCCGAGACAGTATTCGAGGGAAAAGACCTTGAATTTATCCACGAGGATTTGCTCAAGACTTTGTTCGGGGCAAAGAATGTAGCACCGGCCCCGGAGGGAAAGAAAGAGGTCAAGCTCGCAGCGGTAGAGACCAAGCAGCCGGGAGTGGAGGGGAATGTCGTAGCAATTTACGACAACGCCGGTATTCCCTCATTCATGTATAAATTTACCCGTGTAAGCAATAAGGAGCTGTTCGGCGGCAGCGATAAGCCTCACCCGGCATTTGTTATCGGCGGAGAGATTTACGACGAGATTTATATTTCGGTCTACCCGAACTGCGAAATTAACGGGAAGCCTTACAGCTTGCCATATCAGAAGCTGTGGACGAACCTTACCAACGATGAAGCGTCAGAGGCTTGCTTCAACAAGGGCGAGGGCTGGCACCTTATGACCGCAGCAGAGTGGGGACTGATTGCAAATATCAGCCTCAAGAACGGAACCCTCCCTCACGGAAACACCAGCAACGGCCAGTATCACGCAGACGCAAGCGAAAAGGGCGTGAAGTACGACGGAGGCGACGGCAGAACCCTTACCGGCAGCGGCCCGGCCACATGGACACACAATCACACCCCGGAGGGCGTACACGATTTATGCGGAAACGTATGGGAAATGCTTAGAGGACTTCGCATCAAAGACGGCGTACTGTATGCAGCAAAGGACAACGACGCAGCACTCAACATCGACCTCACGCAGGAGGGAGACGACTGGCACAGAATTAAGGATAATTCCGGCAATGTCGTAAAGGCGTCGGTAGACGGCAGTATCAAGATCACCACATACCCGGACATTGAACAGGATTATACCGGGGATTGTTGGGAAGATGTAGAGGTTGAATGCGAGAGCGAACAGCTCAAAGAACTTGCATTGTTCGCAGGGGAGCCAAAAGCATACCTCTATATCGACAGCACCAGCGGAGAATATTTCGCGCTTCGTGGTGGCTACTGGTACGTCGGTGCGGTTGCGGGTCTGTTCTGCACGAACTTGGGCAGCCCTCGCTCCTATTCCGGCTGGGACCTCGGTTTCCGCTCCGCTTATTTCAAGAAACACTGATAACTGCTTACTGAGCAACTGACAGGGGCGGCGATAGTCGCCCCATACAGAAAGGAGGCGGAGGAAACGGCCAAGCGAGGAGATATTTACTACATCAGAGGGACAGAGACGACAGGCAGCGAGCAGGGCGGAAACAGACCGGCAGTAATCGTGAGCAACAACACCGGGAACCACCATGCGCCGGTAGTAGAAGTCGTTTACCTTACAACAAAGAGAAAGACCACCATTCCGACGCATGTTTATATAAATTCAGCCCGGAGGCCGTCAATAGCCCTCTGCGAGCAGATTGTAACGGTATGCAAAAGCAGGCTCAAGGAACATATCGGGAGCGTAAGCGTGGCGGAAATGAGAAAAATTGACCGGGCTTTGCAGACAAGTCTCGGAATACAGAAAACAGGAGGAGAGAATATGCAGGTAACAATCAAAACCCCATTCGGGGAAATGAGCTTTAATATGACGCAGGACAAGGCCAATGACCTTATGAAGAAAGCACTGGACTACGCAGCCGGGCAGGAGGAGAAAGAGGAAACACCCGCCAGACCTGCCAGCGTACCGCAGGAGCCGCCGAAAACTATCAAGCCAAAGGATAAGCCACGCAGCAGAGTTGAGAGCCTTTTCGGGGATTTCAGAGGCGCAGGCGTAGCACAGGAAGAAAAGGAAGAACCGGCGGAGCCGGAGGAGTACAGAGGGTTTTTGCTTATTAAGTGCCAGCATTGTGGAAAGGTCAAAGGATTTTGCAGCAAAACCCCGATGTCAAAGTACACCTGTGAGGGCTGTGGAAAGGTTACGCCGCTGCATGGCCTTAAAATGGCCCATTTACATTGCAAATGCGGGAGTTACTGGAAGTACAAGACCAACATCACCGACGAAACATTTGACTACAACTGTTTGAACTGCGGAAACCCGGTAAGTATGCAGTTGAACAACCGCAGAAACACATACGTCACAATCGAGTAAGGAGGGCGGCGGAATGATATTCAGAAAGATTTGCAACGACACCAGTACCATGAGCGCAACCGAGCTGGCCCATAATTTTGTTTTCGTGAAGAACAGGGAAGCGTGGTACAGGGATTTTGACCGTGAAATCCCTGTAAGAGACCTTATGAGAGAGATTTGTGCGAAACACGCAGCACCGGCGGACACAGACGAACTCACGGACGAGGAGCTGGACGAAATTCTTTACGATAACCTGCAGTTTGGCACAGACGACCTTGAGGGCGTATTTGCAATATTGTATATGGCTCTTTACGGAATGACAGATGTGAGAGCGTGGCTGGAAAGATATGAGACCACGGGCCTGCCGACCACGAACCGCCCGGAGGTATTGCAGGAGTGCGTAGACACCTATGGAGCAGAGGCGCAAGTGGATATGGCGGTAGAGGAAATGAGCGAGCTGACAAAGGCGTTGCTCAAATACCGCCGCAAAGCAGCACAGGGCAGCAAAGACCTCGAAGCAGCAAGAGAGAACATTCTTGAGGAGGTAGCGGACGTTATCATCATGCTTACCCAGCTTATTATGATTTACGGAGGCAGAGACCTTGTGCAGGAGACCATAGAAAACAAAGTAGACCGACAGATAAAGAGACTTGCGAATACCGAGGGAGAAACCGGCTCGGAAGTAGCGCAGGAGGTATTGCAGCCAGCGACATAAGGGAGGTGCGACATGATAATAATTTATATTCTTGCTGTCATAGGAGCAATTTCACTTCTTGGGGTTGTAGCAATGGTTTTCTTGCTTGCGATTTGTTCAATGGACGACCCGGATGAAAAAGAAACGCACGAGAAACAGTGGATATGCGCTTGACGAATGAGCATTGCATTTTCACGGTAGAAAGAGGCACTTGCAACGGGTGCCCGATTTTAGAGGAGGCGGAGAAGATTGGCAACCGATAGAATGGATAAAAACGGAGAGGGTTACGCCGACCCGACCGCCGGAGGAGCGTGGAACAGCATAAGAGAAAAGGAACGCCGGAAAGAAGCAGCACGAATGGCAGTCATAAGCAATCTCATTCCAATTTTGAAACAGACGGCGGAATTAGCAGGATTCGAGATTATAGGCAGGGTAACCCTCAAAGACAAAGCGACAGGGAAAGAGTACAGATAGGAGGTGACGACTTGACGAGAGGAGAAATAACAAAATCTCTTTCCGAGCTTGTGGAAAGGCTCATAAACCCATACAACGACCCACGGATATATTGGGCGAAAGAAGTCACGTTCGATTATTCCACCGCCCACGCCGTAAGGGTGGACTACATGAAATTCAAGCCCGTCAACAACACAGTATCGGGCATTGAAAAGGGCGACTTTTACTGTTACGAGGTAAAGTCCTCAGTAGAGGATTTCCACTCCAAGAACGGCCATAACTTTATAGGCGATTTCAACTACTATATCATGCCGGAGGAAGTTTATGCGGCAGTGAGTTTGGAAATCCCTTATGCGGTTGGAGTATATTGCCCGGACGGGGCAGAACTGCGCTCGGTCAAGAAAGCCAAAAGGAAAGACCGGGAACGACCTGTTTCGGAAATGCTTTTAATGATGTTCCGATCGGCAGCAAGAGAAAGGAGACGGGGCGATTGATGAAGAACGCTGGAGCCGACAAGCCTTATTACGCCCGGATTGACGCAAGGAAAATCTACGGCAAACGCTTTTTTGATAGTTTGCCAAAGAGAGAAAAAAGACGCCTCGAAAAAGAAGTTGAGAAAATGTATAGAAAATTCGACGAGGCGATAAAAGAAAAACTTCACAGGAGGATAATATGAACGTAGTAATTTTAACAGGCAGGCTCACAGCAGACCCGGAGCTGCGCTACACCCAGCAGGGAACGCCCTGCACCTCATTCAATTTGGCGGTAGACCGGGCAAGCAAGGACGACACGGCAGATTTTCCGACGATCGTTGCGTGGGATAAGACGGCGGAGTTTTTACAGAAGTACATGAGCAAGGGTAGCAAGATTGTTGTAAGAGGCGAAATCAGAACCAGAAACTACACTGACAATGACGGAAAGAACCGAAAAGTAACGGAAGTTGTTGCAGATAGGGTGGAATTTGCGGACAGCAAAAATCAAGGGCCGTTCGCATAAGGAGGCAGTATGGATATATTAGATGTTTGCATAACCGGGATTGTTTCAGAGGAGGAACTCAACCGAGTTGTGCGTGTGACAATCGACACGGATTGCTGGGGACAGACAGCCAGAGTGACCGGCGCATTTTTCAAGAATGACTGGGAGAGGTTCAAGCAGCGCAGGAGCTACCCGGAAAGCAAGATAATTTCCGAGGGGAGCATACCGTATTTCGAGGGACTTAGTGACGATGAATTTCACACCATGAAGTACGGGGCAAAACTCAGCGAATTTTCCGACACGGAGATAGCGGAGGAATTTAACCGACGACTGGATAGCCCGTTTCATAAAATCAAACTGAAATGGCAGGCATACATCGGAAAGTAGGGAGGAGAGACATGGTATCAGTAAAGGATTTCAAGCCGGGCCAGACAGCCTACATCTTAACCAGAAAGAGAGGCAGAACGCAGGAGCATTTTGTTTCACAGTGCGTTGTCGTATCGGTTGGAAGAAAGTATGTAAAGACAGCCAAGCAGGAAAGCGACATTCGCACATCAGACTTTTACAATGCGAGAGGCGACGACGATTACCTCTGCGAGGTCGATTACTGCAACACCGGGCGTAAACTGTTCCCGACGCAGCAGGCAGCTCTTGAGGATATTGAAAGAGATATGCTGAAAAGCTGGATTTCAAAAGCAACCGACTATTCAAGAATAGATTCATATACGGTACAGCAGCTCAGAAAGGTTAAGGAGATTTTGGAGGGTGGCGCATAATGGAACATTACAAGACAGAACGACGCATATCGGCCAGAGAAAAATTATCAGTTCACGGCGTTGATATTTGCGAACTTATCGAAAAGCAGGGAAAGCGGCAGCTCTTTGAGGAACTTGCGGACAGCATGGAGTACGGTACACCGTATTGCGTAGTAATCGAAAAGAAAATTTTGAACGACGGGCTTTCGAGTACGCTTTCGCTTGACATTAAGTTCAAAAAAATGGAGGAATAGAAAACATGAGTAAAAAGAGAAATAGAACAGCAGAGGAAAAGGCAATCCACGAGGAAGCGGTGCGCCTTAGAAAAATGACAGACCGACAGCTCGTGGAGGAGTTTCATAGAGCGGCGGAGCCGGAAGTAAGCCTCTCGTCCTCTCACGAGGCGCAGGACGAGGCAGAAGCGGCAGACCCTAACGAGAATACATCGGCAATAGAAAAGCTGCTCTCTGCGCTTTCAGACGGTGAGTGTAAGGGTATTAAGGGAGCGACAGCCTACAAGATTACGCAGTTTGCGACAGAAAAGGGGCTGATTTAATGGACGAGAGACACTACAAGGCGGTTATGACCGGCAGGAGAAGCAGAGTAGCTGGGGAATATTGGGAGAATATGCTGGAAGCGGCTTGCAGACACTACCGCCTCCACGAACAGGCAGAAATCACAAAAACCCCGGAACCGATGAAGCCATTAGGCAGACCGAACAGCAGAGGCCAGTTCCTCGCCTGCTACACCAAACAGGCGCAGCCAGACTACAAAGGAACCCTCAAGGGCGGAAAAGCTATCGTATTTGAGGCCAAGCACACGGACAGCGACAGAATGCAGCGCAGCGTGATAAGCGAGGAGCAGGAAAAGCAGCTCAACCGACATGAGAAGCTGGGAGCGGAGTGCTTCGTTATGGTTTCCTTTGGATTTGAGCAGTATTTCAAGATACCTTGGGCGATTTTTAGAGACATGAAAGACAACTACGGCAGGAAGTACATAACGCCGGAGGACGTACAGGAGTACAAAATCCGCTATGTGGGCGGTGTGCTTCAATTTTTGTAACAGAAAACAGGGAGGCGAACTCCCGGAGAAAATAAAAGGAGGGAGCTATCCATGAAGAAGAAAACAGAGATACAGGCACTCATTGAAGCCGCTGTAATGGCGGCAACGGAAGCCTGCATGAAAGGCATTGACGAGAAACTGCAGGCAGCGGTAAACCTCGGAGTGACAATCGGGGCCGCAGCCGGAGCAGAGGTCGGAGCAGCAGCGGCAGTAAAGGCCGTGGAGAGAGAAAGACAGAAATTCAAGAAGCAGCAGTACGATTATAAGTACCACAACACGAAACTGCTGTTGAGAAATTACCGCCGCCTAAATGAGTATTACAAAAACGCCGTATTTAGTACCGACGGCGCAGAGGAGGCGGATGAGAATTTTGAGGAAATCATGCAGAACATGGGCCGCCCGGCAGACGAGGAGATATTCGTAGAGAGTATTCAGAAGAACTACATCGCCACCAGAATTATTATGACCCATGTAAATAAAATGCTGGAATGTTACAAGATTATGTGCGAGCGTTCCAGCAGGGCTGACGACGCAAGACATTGGCGAGTATTGGAGTGCCTTTATATCGCAGAGGACTACACCACAGCGGAGGAAATTGCGAAGCAGGAGAAAATCGACAGGAGAACCGTGTACCGTGACGTGGATATTTGCGCAGCGGATATGACAGCTCTTTTGTTTGGAATTGGCGGTATAGACCGCTTTTGAGAGGCGAATGTCACAAAGCCGCCATTGCATTTCCACTATGGAGCTGATAAAATGGTAGGCGGTAAAGTGCGAAAAAGAGAGATACACAGTTTGGCGGAGTTATCCACAAGCTGTGTATTTTTTTGTGGATAAATGACCCAAAACGGGACGGAAAGGAGTGAGAGCGTGAATATAAGGACGCTAAAAGCAACGGAATTAAGGGCAGCAGCGTACAATCCAAGAAAGGATTTGCAGCCGGAGGACGCAGAGTACCAGAAGCTCCGCCGTTCCATTGAGGAGTTCGGCTATGTAGAGCCTATTATCTGGAACGAAAGAACAGGAACTGTCGTCGGAGGCCACCAGAGGCTCAAAGTTCTGCTCGAACAGGGAGCAGAGGAAATCGAGTGCGTAGTGGTAGACCTCGAAGAAAAGGACGAGAAAATCCTCAATGTGCTGCTCAACAAGGTAAAGGGACGTTGGGACATTGGAAAGCTGACCGACCTTTTGCAGGAGCTTGAGGAAACCGGGGACTTAGAGCTGACCGGCTATGAGGACTGGGAGTTACAGGGGCTACTCATGCAGTACGACCACATTAAAGACCTCATGGAGGAGGATTTTTCAGACTACGGGGACGATAAAGAGCGCAGCACCTTTGTTATGACGTTCAGCCTCCCGGCAGGCGCAAGGGAAACCGTAGAAAACTATGTGAAGAACACCGCCAATGCGAAAGAGGAGCTTGCGACGGCGATTATCAACAAGGTAAAGGAGGGCTTGTAATGCAGATTGTAAGAAAAAAGATTTCTGACATGGAAAGAGCAACCTACAACCCTCGTATCGACCTTATCCCCGGAGACATGGAGTATGAGAACCTGCGCAGGAGTATTAAGACCTACGGCATGATTATCCCAGTAGTATGGAATGAGAGGACGAACCGGGTAGTAGGCGGCCACCAGCGATTAACCGTGCTTGAGAATGAGGGAGAAACAGAGGTATACGTATCTGTGGTTGACCTCGATGAGACGCAGGAACGCCAGCTCAACGTCGCTCTGAACAAAGTAGAGGGCGGCTGGGATAACGATAAACTGGCGGAGCTGCTTACGCAACTGGGAGAGGACGCAACCCTCACGGGATTTACGCAGCAGGAAATCGACAGCCTCACAAATGACATTGACGGTCTTATCGACGGAGACACCGTGGACGAGGAACTGAAAAGCATTGAGGAGCTGTTCAACATCAGCCTCACATTTGACAAGGCAGACCAAGCAGACCTCAAAGCCTATGTGAAAGACTTCGGCAAAGAGGCACTTGTGGAGCTGATTATTCAGAAAGCAAAGGGGGAAATTTAGCATGGGTTGTAAATGCGGAACACAGGTTATTTTATGCAATCTCCCGATACGCTTCGACACCTACAAAGGGTGCAGCCACGGGTGTAAATACTGCTTCGTGCAGAAAAAGGCGAATATCGCCAAAATCCAGAGGGACGAGACCGTAGAGGCCCTACGCTCTTTCATAGAGGGTAAGAGAGGTCGAGAGACGGCGTGGTGCGACTGGAATATTCCTATCCATTGGGGCGGAATGAGCGACCCATTCCAGCCGATTGAAAAGAATATCAGAGCCAGCTACGAGTGTTTGAAGCTGCTGGCAGAAACGCAGTACCCATTCGTCGTAAGCACAAAGGGCAGGCTCGCAGCGGAGCCGGAATACCTTGACCTGCTGGAAAAATGCAACTGCGTTGTGCAGGTTTCTATGGTATGCAGCAAATACGACCAACTGGAACCCGGAACCCCACCGTATGAGGAGCGACTAAAAATGGTCGAGACCCTTGCTGGACGGGTGCAGAGGGTTATTGTCAGAATACAGCCGTATATGCCGGAAGTTTTCAGAGACGTTATGAAGAACATTCCGAGACTGGCAGCCGCAGGCGTTTACGGTATCGTAGTCGAGGGAATGAAGTTCTACAAAGGCAAGAAAGGCATGGTGAAAATCGGCGGCGACAACTGTTATCCGTTGAGCGTACTCAGACCGCAGTTCGAGAGTATTCGGGCAGAGGCACACCGACACGGCATGAAGTTTTACGCCGGAGAGAACCGCCTCAGAGCAATGGGCGACAGTATGTGTTGCTGCGGCATTGACGGCCTTGAGGGATTTAAGGGCAACGACTACAACCTCTGTATGCTTCTGAACGGGAAGAACCCGGAGCCAACCGAGACTATGAAACAAATCGGGACAGGCGGGTGCTTCCAGAGCCTTAACCAGATTGCCGGTATCAACAAGAAAATCAATAGCCAGTCTTTCTACGGCCTCATGCAGGAGGAGCTTGGAAACAAGACGGACTATTATAAACGGCTCTTTGGCTTAGAAGAATAGGCTGCCAGTAAAGGAGAGGAGGACAATGCCAAAATGGACTGATAAGCCGTGGGAACGTCAAAAGGGCGAAAGCGAAAAGGCATTTGAGGCATTCGTTACTTACCGGGATATGGGAGAAAAGCGGACGCTGACAGCCGTTGCGGAAAAGTTGCAAAAAAGTGGTACTTTAATTCGACGTTGGAAAAGCACATGGGATTGGGCTGAGCGTGTCCGAGCCTATGACAATGAGCTGGAAAAAGAGGCTCACACCAAAGCCGTAAAAGACCGCAAAGCAATGGTAGACCGCCATATCGGGATAGCAATGCAACTCCAAAAGAAAGCCCTTGAAGCGTTGGGACACTTATCAGCCGAGGAAATGTCCGCCAAAGACATCAAGGAATTTATCAAAATGTCGACAGAACTTGAAAGGCTCAACAGAACATTGGAGGAGGACAGCACACAGGAGAGCAGCAACTCCGACACGCTTGCTGACAGTATCATAGCGGCATACAAGAAGCGAAGGGAGGCGGAGGACGATGCTTGACAGCGAGGCTATTTTGTATTATGCCGACCACCCGGTAGAGTTTGTCGAGGACGTTATCGGGGCGAAACCCGACGCACAACAAGCAAAGATACTCCGCAGCGTTGGAAAGAACCAGCTCACAACCGTAAGAAGCGGCCACGGCGTAGGAAAAAGTACGGTTGAGGCGTGGGTGGTTATTTGGTTTATGGTTACGAGGCCATTCCCGAAGATACCATGCACAGCACCGACGCAGCACCAGTTATTTGATATTCTTTGGGCGGAGGTCAGCAAGTGGTTGAGGCACAACAAAGCCCTCTCCAATGAGCTGATATGGACAAAGGAAAAGGTCTACATGAGAGGCTACCCGGAGGAATGGTTCGCAGTAGCCAGAACAGCCAGCAAGCCGGACGCTCTGCAAGGATTTCATGCGGACGACGTTCTGTATATCATAGACGAGGCCAGCGGTGTAGACGACAGTATATTTGAGCCGGTACTTGGTGCGTTATCGACACCGGGCGCAAGGCTTTTAATGTGTGGGAATCCGACGCAGTTGTCGGGCTTTTTTTATGAGAGCCACACCAAGAATAGAGCGAGCTACGCAGCGTTCCACATCGACGGGCGGAACAGCAGCAGGGTATCGCAGGATTTTGTTCAGACAATCATCAATATGTACGGGGAGGACAGCGACGTATTCCGTGTACGAGTGGCCGGAGAGTTCCCATTGCAGGAGGACGACATTTATATTCCACTTTCACTCGTAGAAAATTCCATTATGACGGAGTTTTCTCCCCGAAAACACCCGGATTTGGTTCATATCGGGTGTGACGTTGCCCGTTTCGGAGACGATAAGACGGTAATCGGCTACAAGGTCGATGAAAAAGTCACGTTCTACAAGAAACGGCAGGGACAGGACACCATGAAAACGGCGGACGACATTGTTATGCTGGGGGAGGAGCTAGTACAGCGATACAAGCTGACAGACCCTATCCCGGTAAAGATAGACGACGGCGGCGTTGGTGGCGGCGTGGTAGACCGCTTGCGCCAGATAAAGAGGCACAACCCGGAGCGGTTCTGGTGGCTTGAGGTTTACCCGGTCAAGTTCGGCCAGAGGATAAAGCACAAGTATTTCCACGACAGCACCACATTTATGATGTCGGTTGTAAAGAAACTGTTGCAGTCCTATGACGACGACGGCAGCAGGAAGCCGGTAGAACTGATATTGCCGGACGACAACGACCTCGTAGCGCAGCTTTCCGGCAGGAAGTATGAGCTGACAGAGGCCAGCAAGATAAAAATTGAGAGTAAGGACGCAGTTAAGAAGCGAGGGCAGCCAAGCCCGGACGAGGCCGACTGCGTTCTTCTTTTATGTTTACCAGTGAAGCCACCAAAAAAGCACAGGGAGGTGAGAAAGAATGGCTAAGAGCAAACAGAGAATGGAGGCCCGCATTATCAAGGAGCATAAGCAGCAGGCCCCGGTCACAAAGGCGGACGTATCAGTACAGGTTACGCCGGAGGACGCATTCAACGCCGGAGACTGGATAATGCCGATGAATGACCGCATAGGGATGAAAACCCTTGTGAAGCACAGCACCATTCTCCCTCAGTGTATCAGAGCGTACAAGAACAATATCGCTGGTTTTGGTATCGGCGTGAGATACGTTGACGACGTAGAGGAAACCCCGGAAATGGCAGCAGAGTACAGCAGGGCGGAGGAGATTATCGAGCTGCTGAACATTGAGCAGGACACCAAAGAGGTGTTCGAGGACATCATCGAGGCGAGGGAGACCTACGGAGCTGCTTACATTGAGGTTATCCGGGACGTTGCCGGGGACGTGGTTCAGATTGAGTTCATCAAGGACACGCCCTCTGTTTATAAGACAAAGCCTCTTGAGCCGTACATCGGTTCGATGTACTACCACCACGGGAAAGAGCTTGAGCGTAAGAAACGCTTTTGCAAATTCAAGCAGGAGGTCGGAGGCAAAACGGTCTACTTCAAGGAGCTTGGCGACCCTCGAATTATGGATAGGAGAAACGGCAAGTACCTTGAGGAGGACGAAACGCTTGACCTGCAATATCAGGCCAACGAGATTATGGAGTTTACCATTGGCACGGAGCCATACGGCGAGGTGCGCTGGATAGGCCAGACGCTTGGCGTAGACGGCAGCAGGAAAGCGGAAAACCTCAATAACAATTACTTCGAGAACGGCAGGCACACGCCTCTTATGATTATGATTAAGGGCGGAACGCTGACGGACGAGAGTTTCGACAAACTGCAGCAGTATATGAATGACATCAAGGGAGAGGCCGGTCAACACGCCTTTATTATCCTTGAGACGGAGAGCAGCGACGGGCGAACAGATTTCGACCAGCAGGAAAAGCCGGAAATCGAAGTCAAAGACCTTGCGAATATCTTGCAGAAAGACGAGCTTTTCCAAGATTACCTCGATAACAACCGACGCAAGGTGCAGTCCTCTTTCCAGTTGCCAGACCTTTATGTTGGCTATACGACGGACTTCAACAGAGCGACAGCACAGACGGCGCAGGAGGTCACGGAGGAGCAGGTGTTCCAGCCAGAGCGCAAGAGCCTCGCATGGGCGATTAACAACCGCCTACTGAACGGTTACAGGTTCCAGTACGTTGAGGCTTATTTCCTTGAGCCGGACATCAGCAACCCGGACGACCTCTACAAGTTGCTTACCGTCGGCAACAACGCCGGAGGTCTTACACCGAACCTTGCAAAGAGAATTATTTACAAGGCATTGGGAGAGGACAGCGAGGACTACCCAGAGAACCCGGACGAGGCAGCATGGGGCGATATTCCGTTGTCTTATAACAAGTCGCAGAGCAGCGGCATGGGATTCGACCTCGGACAGCTTACCATGAGCCTGCAAAAGCAGATTGAGAAAGCAGCTGGGAACCACGACGACGCTGTTGTTGCCGTGATGAAAGAGGTTAAGAGCCTTTTGAAGCAAATGGATAAGGAGGCGAGCTGATATGTGTTTGAAATGCGGCCCGCTGATTAAAGCCATTGACGCATACATCGAAAAGGCAGACGGCGACCTCTCCGACACTCTCAAGGAGGAGGGCTACACCAAAGCGAAAAAAACCGTCAAGTACATTAAGGACATGGAGGACGGTGTTTCGGAGGCACTTCTGGACGAGACTGATTATATCGTCGGGGAGGTTGAAAAGGCGGTAGACCTCGAAGCCTTTGCAGCGGACATCTGGCCGAAAGTGAAGCTGAACGACGGAGTAAAGGCAAAGCTCGTTACAGTGTTCAAAGAACAGTTCGACAAGTCCATGCCGGAATTTGTCGAGGCGTACATCAAGCAGACGGACAGAGGATTGAAGCTGACGCAGGTATCGAAGCGCACAACGGCATGGATAGAGCGTTGGAGCAGCGACCTCGGAGAGATTATGAAGCTCAACAGCCACAAGGAAATTGAGAACATACTCAAAAAGGGACTTGAGAACGGTGACAGTATTTCGGCCTTTACCCGTGCTATCCTCGACAGCGGAATACGGGACGAGTATTACAAGGCCCGCAGGGTGTCAGTCACGGAGGTTTTGAGGGCGCACAGCGTAGCGCAGCAGGAAGCATTCATGCAGTCCCCGGCGGTTGAGGAGAAGATGTGGAAGCACACCGGGGAATACAGGAACGAACCCCGACAGAACCATGTTGACATGGACGGCCAGAGGGTTCCTGTAAATGAGCCTTTCGAGCTGGTAGGCGCAGACGGAGGCACATACGAGTGTATGTACCCTCGTGACCCGTCATTACCGCCGGAGGAGAGTATCAACTGCCATTGCATTTGTCAGCCGGTAGTGAGTGAGGAAATCCTCGGCCTTTCCCTTGAGGAACGACAGGCATTGCAGCAGGAAGCCATTGACGAAATGGACGATGAATGGGAGCGAGAGCTGGACGAGAGAAACAAGGCGAAAGCCGGAATAGAGGAGGAATAGCCCTCTTTCTTTCTCAGACGGCGCAGGAGCTTCCAAAACGATACGGGCGGGGAAATTACCGTCTGAACAAATAACGGTGTTTCAGAGCCGTTCAGAGCTTTACACGATAAGAGGCAGCGGTGACGCTGCTTTTTATATTTTCAGAGCCTTTGAAAGGAGGTGAAAAGGGCATGAGAAAGGGCTTAAAGAAAGCCTACGAAATCACGGACGCTAAAATCAGTTTTGTTTCACTGGTAGACAAGGCAGCCAATAAGCGTCAGTTCCTTTTGAAGAAAGCGGACGACGGAAAAGCGTCGTTTACGACCTACGGCAGAATTATCAAGGCGGACGCAGAGAGCCACTATGTTACCGGTATTGTGTACGAACCTATGGAGGAGGACAGCCACGGCAACTACATGACCGAGGAGGAAATCACCAAAGCGGCGTACTGGTTTGCGAAGAATGGCGACAAGGTGGACTTGCAGCACAGTTTTGATGTTCTGGACGGAGCAACCGTCGTGGAAAACTGGATTGCGAAAGCAGATTTTGAAATCGACGGCGAGACAATCCGAAAGGGAACATGGCTTATGACCGTTGAGGTAACGGACGAGAGCGTGTGGGAAGCCATTGAAAAGGGCGACATCACAGGCTTTAGCATGGGCGGAGTTGGAAATTACAGTGAGGAGGACGTAGAGTTGGACGAAGTGACAAAGCAGGCAGCGGGCAGCTCAAAGAAAGGGTTGCTGAAACAGTTGGCGGCGGCATTGGGTGTCAATGTCGTGGAAAAGGGTGCTATGGCGGAGCTTTACGAGGAGCGCAGCAAAGGCAGTCTTTTTTGGAACGCCTTTAACTCCCTTGAGGAGATTTTATACAAGTATGACCCGATTACGGGACGCTGGCAGTATGAAGCGAATGAGGACAAGGTGCGTGAGTGCCTTGAGGACTTTGTTTCTATCATCACCAGCATTTTGACCGGGAAAGAAAGTATCACGAAAGCCATTGAAGCTGACCGCCCGGATGGGATTGAAAAGGCCGGTAAGAAAATGAGCACCAAGAACAAGGATACCCTGTCGGGCATTTATGAAAGTCTCGGCACATTCCTTAAAGAGTTCGACGACCCGGAGGAGAACCCGGACGATGAAAAGAATAAATCCAAAGAGGACGAGACCGGGGTGGAGGACGACAAAACCAAAAAGAAAGACGAGGAGGAAAAAGAAGTGACTAAACAGGAAGTTGAAGCGATTGTTACAAAGTCCCTTGAGGCTTCTATCGCAAAGGCTATGGGCGCAGGCGAGGCGGACGACAAGGGCGAGGCCGCAGCACAGGCGCAGGCAGCAGGCGTTGAGAAGTCCGAGGAGCTTACCCCGGAGAGTATCGACGCAATGGTACAGGCGGCAGTAGAAAAGGCTCTCAAGCCGCAGGAGGAGCCTCATGTTACTACCGAACAGGTGCAGAACATGATTACCAAAGCGGTTGAGAACGCTACCGCCTCTGTTCTGAAAAGCAGAGGGCTTCCGAGCAATTTCAACGGCGACGGAAGCGTACAGAAGTCAGCAGGTGAGGAACATTACCTGCACGGCATTCTCTAATACAACATAAGGAGGAAAAACAGAATATGAACAGCAACAGCACAATCATCAGAAAAGCGGCCATTTCCACTGGTTCGCTCACTTCCGGGCTGCTTAACCCGGAACAGGCCCGAAAGTTCATTCAGCAGACTTTCGACGCTACCAACCTCGGCGGCCTTATCCGCCATGAGCAGCGTACCGCAAAGACTGGCGAAATCGACAAGATTGGTATTGCCAGCCGTATTGTCCGTAAAAAGACAGAGAACGCAGACGACGGCTATCGTGCAGGCGTAAACACTTCCCAGATTGAATATGCGACTACCGCTATTCGACTTCCGTGGGAAATCACTGAGGAGAGCCTGCGTGAGAACATCGAGGGTCAGAACCTCGAAAAGATTATCACCGACCTTATGACCGCACAGCTCGGTGTTGACCTTGAGGACTTGTACCTCAACGGTAACGAGGGTGCCGGTACTGCAAAGGCGTTCTCCGCTACGGAGACTTACAAGGCCGGTGATACCGTAACCTACAACGGCAGCGTCTACGAGTTCCAGAAAGCACACGCAGCAGGCGCATGGAATGACAGCGATGTGAGAGAAATCGGTGAGGCCGGTGATGTTGATTTCCTTAAAATCAACGACGGCTGGCTCAAGCAGATTGGCAACGGCGGCCATGTACTCGACGTTTCCACTCAGAGCGATATGAGCCTCGATATGTTCTACAAGGCACTCGGCTCTATTCCGAACAAGTACAACAACGGCAAGCTCCGCTGGCTCATGTCTCCTAAGAGAGCGCAGGAGTGGGAACTGTTCCTGCTTAACAAGGTTGTAAATGCAGGCGGCGCAGTGCCGGAGAGCGTTTACAGCAGCCCGGCTCGTATTCCTACTGTTGAATGCCCGTCTCTTTCTGACGACCGCATTCTGCTTACCGACCCGAAGAACCTTATCGTCGTAAACACTTACGATGTGAAGATTCGCAAGACCACAGAGGGCAAGGAAGCAATCATGCAGGATAAGCGTTTCTACGTTACCCATTTGGACTACGACCCGATTATCGAGGAGCTGGACGCTACTGCCATGATTAAGCTGAAATAAGGAGGGCTGGCCTATGTATCATTTGAGACTGATTAAAGCCCTCTCTTATACCGGCCTCGTAAGCGCAACACAGAAGAACCCGGACACCTTTACGGAGGATAAGGCTATTGCGGACGACGCAGTAGCCTCCGGCTATTTCACACTGATTGAGGACGAGGCAGAGGAGGAGCAGCAGGAAGCCAAGTACCACCTCGATAAGGCGCAGCTCGACGAAATGAAGTTCGACGACCTCAAGAAACTTGCGGCTGACATGGGTATCGACATCACCGGCATTAAGAAAAAGGCCGACCTCGTGGACGCTATCGCAGCCGTTGAGGTTGAACCGGGAGAGCCGGTGGACGATGAAAACGAGGTTGACTACGGCGAGGACGCAGGCAGCCCGACAATGATTGAGCTGCAGGAGCAGTAACAGGAGGTGCAGACATGGCAGACAGACCGTGGGTTACACCAGACGAGGTAAGGGAGTATTCCGAGATACCGGCGGTTCAGAAGCGCAGCGACGCAAGGCTCACGGTGGATATTGCGAGAGCGGAGCAGTATATCATCACATATACGCACAATTCATTCAAAGATATGGAGGAGGTTCCGCAGGCGGTCAAGACGGCAGTTCTTATACTGGCGGAGGCTTACGCTCACAATGCAATTGTCGCAGCCAAAGAGGTAAAGTCGGAGACATTCGACGATTACAGTTACACCGCAGAGTCAACGCAGATAAGCGTAGAGGCATTAGACCTCGCCGCCCTGCTTGACGGCTTTGTTATCACGGAGCCGAGAAACGGCGTAACACTTCGCATGAGGAAATTGTAGGGAGGTGCTGAATGAGTTTAGAGAACCTTTTGAACCACACCTGCAATATTTATCACGCAAGGGAGGAGCAGAAATCACCCGGTTATGGGTTGCCTGCCTCTCCCTCTTTTTATTACCCGGAGGAGCCGGACGTTGCGGAGCAGGAGTGCCACTTCGGAGTGCGCTCGCAGAGCGTCACTATCACGCAGACGCAGCCGGTAAACATCATGGACGCAAAGATAAAGCTCACACTTCCAATCGGGGCAGACATTCGCCTAAACGACAAGATTGTGGACTGCAAAACCGGACTTGAGTACACGGCAGAGCAGCCCGTCGATGTAAGAGGACATCACCTATTTGCCTATATCAAGAAGATTGGGGAGGAGAAGATGTTATGAGCAGGTTAGACATCGACATGACAGAGTTCAAAGAGTTTTTCGGAAAAATGGAGCAGTTTGCGAAAGGGCAATTCAAAGAGGAGCTTATCGAGTATGTAGATACGATAGGCTTTGATTTTTTGCGGGTTGTGCAGGACGAAATCGTGCGCCGCAAGGTTATCGACACAAGATTGTTGCTCGCCAGCTTTGAAAAAGGCAGTGCAGGCAACATTTGGGAGATTGCCGACGGAGGGCTGACGCTGGAAGTCGGAACCAATGTGGAGTATGCGACGTATGTTCACGACGGACACTGGACGAACAGCAAGGGCGTAGCGCAGCGGTGGGTTCCCGGTTACTGGGAGGGAGACCGCTTCATATACGACCCGGCGGCAAAGACGGGCATGTTGCTGAAACAGAAATGGGTAAAAGGCAACCCGTACTTTGACAGCGCAATCCGTATCTACAACAAAATTTTTCAAGCCAGCCTTGAGGTCAAGCTGGAAGAATGGCTCGACAAGTATCTTGGCGGCTGATAGGAGGCGGGAAAGTGCTTGAGCAGGAATTAGCCAGCATTATCAAATTCACGCTCGACAGAGCAGGAAACCCGTCGCCGTACTACTGGAACGTGCAGGAGAACTTCTGCGTACCAGCGGCTTATTTCCCTACGCCGGAGATTATGACAGGAGGAGAAACGCTACGGACGTATTCTATGGACTACGCATGGTATATCATGTTTTTCCACCATACGGCGCAGGAGGCGTATGCTCTTGGGCTTTCAGTTCTTACGGCGATTAAGGGCAGCAGGAACCTCATACCGCTCATAACGGAAACGGGAGAGCCAGCAGGAGGGAAACTGCGAATAGACGACCCCTCACTCAAGATTTTGGACGACGGGGCCGCACAACTTACGCTGAATTGGAGGAGCCGCAGGCCGTATGACATGACCGAGGTGACGAAAATGCAGACGTTTGAGGTGGAGGGCTGGAAAAACCCGGATATTTACATCGAAAGAGTGATACCGGCGGCCTTTGCAGAGGCTATCACGCATTGCAAGACCATGTACCCGACACCGCCACAAAACGCCGGGACAATACCCGGTAAACCATAAGGAGGAGCTTTTATGGCACAGAAAGACACGGCAGCCGGAGTAACCGAGGAGAAAACCGCCGAAAAAGCAGCGGCTCCGAAGTTCCCGGTGGAGAAACTGGCTGCGCATTGCAGACAGCTTTTTGGCGTTTCCTCTTGCACCTTTGCAGGGGCGACGCAGGGCATGACGGGAGAGTACACCGTCGAAGAAATGAAAGCGCACATCAAGAAATGGTGCGGACAGGAGGTTAAGTAAATGGCAGGAGGAACATTCGACAAGCAGGTTGGTAAAGACCGTCCGGGTACTTATATCAACTTCCAGAGCGGCAAGCACGACACCGTAGGCGGCAGCGACCGTGGTATCGTCATTATCCCGCTCAAGAACCACAACTACGGCCCCAAAGGGGAGTTTATCACCCTTACAGCAGCAGCCCCGGACGCTGCGTATGCAAAGCTGGGTTACAGCATTTACGACAGCGACGACAATCGCCAGATGTTGCTTATTCGTGAGGCGTTCAAGAAAGCCGCAACGGTCATTGTTTACCGTGTGAACGGAGGAACCGAAGCGAAAGTAACCGCTGCGCCGGTTACTGCGAAAGCAAAATATCCCGGCACGAGAGGCAATCAGTTCAGCTTTACTGTTTCTGAGAACCCGGTAGAGGGCTTTGACGTACAGGTAAACCTCGCAGGCAGCAAGGTAGCGGAGTACACCGGTCTCAAGACCGTAGAGGAACTGGTAGCGCAGGATTGCGAGTATATCACATTCAGCGGTACCGGCGCACTGGTTAAGAACGCCGGGGCAAACCTTACCGGCGGAACTGATGTAACCATGCAGAACGCCGATGTAACAGCACTGCTCGACGCAAGCGAGGGCGTGAAGTTCAACTGTATGTGCTTCCCGTTCACGGAGGCGGCTCTGCAGGCGGCAGCAAAGACCAAAATCAAGTACATTCGTGAGAACATCGGAAAGGGTGTTCAGATTGCTATGCCGAATACGGCCTCTGGCGATTATGAGGGAGTTATCAATGTTACCAACGGCGTAACGGTTGACGGCGTTGACCTCACAGCGGAGGAGGCTTGCGCTTGGGTTGCGGCAGCGACGGCAGCAGCAAAGAACACGCAGAGTAACACCTACGTCGAGTACGACGGTGCAACCGCCGTTGTAGGCGCAAAAACTCACGAGGAAGCGGTAGCGGCTATCAAGAACGGTGAGTTTTTCTTCTCCGTAAGCGAGGAGAGCAAAGTTGTTGTTGAGTACGACATCAACAGCCTTGTGAGCTTCAAGGACGGCAAGGACAAGTCCTACCGTAAGAACAGAGTTATCCGTGTGTTTGATACTTTCGGAGAGGCTTTGCAGCTCAACTTCCCTCCGAACAAATATGACAATGACCCGGACGGCTGGGACATCATGGAGGGCATTGGCCGCTCGCTCTTGAAGAAATTCAGAGACGCAGGGGCTATCAAGAACGTAGACCTCGACAACGACTTTCTTGTTGACAGAGAGCTTTCTGAGGGAGACGAGACCTACTTCAATGTCGGCCTCGAACCCGTTGACAGCTCCGAGAAAATCTACTTCACGGTCACTACACGATAAGGAGGATAAGCGGATATGGAATATAACAAAAATCCGATTTCCCTTAGAGAGGGAAAGGTATTCATTGACGGCGTAGAGTGCCTTGATAGTGTCAACTGCACTATCAAATTTACGCCGGACGTTTGGACGGGCAAGCAGTTGGGCGAGCGTTCCAACAGCAGCCGTTGGCTGGGCTTTGCCATTACCGGCACTATCACCCGCCGTCGCTCCAACAACTGGCTCAAGACCAAGATTAAGGAATACGCAGCCAGCGGAGCGACCCCGGAGCTTACTATTCAGGGCATTATGAACGATGCCAACAGCGACTACTACGCAGCTCACGGCTCCGACGTGACAACCGTTGTCGGCTGCGTACTTACCGGCGATTTGCCTCTTACTGCGCTTGACAGCGAGGGACAGGTCGTAGACGACGCTATCAACTTCAACGGCAAAGACCTCGTATAAGGTCTGAAACCAGAACCAACAAAACAGCCCCTCGACGGCCAGAAACCGGGAGGGGCTTTATTCATTGTAAAGGAGAAAATTCATCATGGCTAAGAAAGATTTGAAATATTTTATGCGCAGCACTGAGGCAGAAGTTGTTACCGCTCCCGGCCCGGAGAGTTTCAAGGACGAGGACGGCAATGTTATCCAGTTTGAAATCAAGGTTCTTTCGCAGGAGGAAATCAACCGTATCAACGACAACTACCGCCGCCACAGCATGGCAACCGACAAGAAAGGCAATCCGCTTGTAAACGGTGGCGAGATTGTTTGGAAAACTGAGAGGGACAGCGCAAAGGCCAGCCGTCACATGATTGTTGAGGCATTGCAGTACCCAGACCTCAAAGACCCGGAGCTGATGAAGTATTACGGCTGCGTTGACGTAACCGATATGCCTCTCAAGGTATTCCCGAAGCCGGACGAGTACCAGCACGTTTCCCGTATCGTTATGCAGGCCCTCGGCCTTATGAGCAAGGTTACTGACGACGAGGACGTAGAAGCAGCAAAAAACTCATAAACACTCCCGGCGGAGACGGATATTGGGCGAGTATCTTGTGGCAGCGGCATAACCTCCGCATGGAGGAATTTTATGCCATGCCACGGAGATTGCAGCTCTTGTATATTGCGTCTGAGCTTGAGGAGGACAGAAACCCTACGAGGCGAGATACAAAGCAGTGATTTATTCGTCCCCGATGTCGAGCGTCCATATTCTTTTCAGCGGGATTTTTTGTTTTATTTCATCATCGAGAGAGGAGTAGCAGGCGAGCAGTTCTTCGATAATTTCCTTTTTCGACCATAAGCGAACCTTGAAGAATTGCATAGCACGTTCACGCTCGACAGAGGAGCGGAAACCACTCCACGAAACCAAGAGGCCGTATTCAGCACCGACATTCGCCATAGTGCCTATGAGCTGGTCTAAAACGATACGGTCAATAGCGTCATTCGTGGATTTCACCTGTACGCAGATTTTCGGAGAGGAGAACCCAAGACTACCGGCAGAAGCAAGAATGTCAACGCCGTGGTCGGGGCCTTTTGGACTGACGTAGGTAACGAAACCTTTCGCCCGGAGGATTGCGGCAACGATGTGAGCAAGGCCGTCACCCTTGAAGTTCTGAATTATGAAATCGGAGATAGCGTCAAGCGATTCGGTCTCGATGTCCCGAAACGGGGAATTTTCCGGGGGGGGGGGGAAAACACTTGTTCACTATTTGGGGCAGGATGGAACAGGGAAACAGCTTTCTTTATTCTGGCCTCCTGTTTTATTTGGCAGGTGGTAATAGCAGCACCAAGTGAGTATTGAATATCCTGCTCAAAAACACTTTTCGGAACGTCAGAGAACCATTCGACAGAGCGGGAGTGACGGTAACAGTCCTCGACCTCTGTATCAAAGGCATATTCGCCCACGATTTTTCCGAAATGTAGTATTCCGGGCAGATTTTTACTCGGAGTGATAACCCAATCATCGACGGACATCCGGCTACTGAAAATGTGAGCTTGGCTTGCAAAATTTAAGGCCGCCCGCTCCTTGAGGGTTGGGGCTTTTTCGAGGAAATACTGCTGGATTGCAGCTCTCCCGGAAAAGGAATTTAGTGGTTTATCTATTTCTTCAAACGTGAAGTAGATTTTATTGTTTTCAAGGAACCGTGCTTCATGCTCCCCAAAGCGTCCGGCACGGCACAACCATATAGACATAGGCACAGACCTCCCATTTTTTCTTAAATATTACCACGGGAGGAAGCGAAAAAGGGTCAAGTACCCAAAAAGCGGCAAAAGAAATCAAAATAAAAAATTTAGCCCCGAAACAGAACAGAGGAGGTGAGGATAATGCAAGAATTAAAAGCCAGATTTAGTCTGCTGGACGACATGAGCGCACAGATAGAACGAATTGCAGAGGCCGGTATGCAAATGGTTGAGCAGTTCGAGGACGCAGGCAGCGCAGCCGGAGACGCTTTTGACGGTATCGAGAGCGGCGTTGCGACAGCGGCAGGCTCAGTAGACGGCGTTGCAACCTCTATCGGTAATGTGCAGGAGGCGACAGACAGTGCAGCAGCCGCTATGGACGATTACGGAAACGCTGCAACCGGGGCGGCAGGACAGGCGGACGCACTGGCGAACTCAGCGGAAAGCGCAGCAGAGGCGGCGGAATCGTTTACAGACGCAGCGGACGGCTACGGAAATGCAGCAGAGCAGGCAGCCTCACAGACCGATTACTGGACGGAGGCAGTCGGAAACTACGATAAGAGCGCATTGGAGGCGGTTTACTCTACGGAGGAGCTTGTCGAAATGGGCTTCAAGTCAGCGGACGCACTGGAAGAACAGGAGCGAATGTTTGAACTCTGCGACCAGTCAGCAAGCAACCTCAGTAAGAGCATGGAGGCCACCACGGACATACAGGCCGAACTAAACTCGGCTATGGAGCAGGCGGCGGACGTTATGACGAGTGTTGCCGACAGCGAGAATGTTTCGGCAGAGACGAAAGCGGAGCTGGCAAAGGCAGCGGAGGAAGCGGCAGAGGCCATGTCGGAGCTGAATGCAGCGCAGCAGGAAGCGGAAACAGCTATGGCGGAGTATGACGCAGTTATGGCCTCCGGCACAACCGACCTCGGAGAGCTGGAAAGTGCAGCGGAACGGGCCGGAATTGCAGCGGAGAACCTTGCGGCGGCGAATGGCAGGGCCAGCGACGCTACGGAGGAACTTTCAAAGGCGACTGAAAAAGCGTCGGAGGAAGCACAGTCCGCAGAGAAGTCCGGGACAGAGGCTATCAGCGGCGTTGCAAACGCTCTCGCAGCAGCTGGAATTACGGCGACGGTAAAAGATATAGCCAACTCGGTTTACGACCTTGCAGAGGCTTTCAGCGACGCAGAGAGTACCGTTGTAAAGGCAACCGGCGCAAGTGGAGAAGCACTGGACGGTCTTACCACAAGTATGATGAACGCTTATGCGGCTTCTAAATCTGGTTCACTGGACGACACCGCCGGAGCTATCGGAGAAATCAACACCCGAATGGCACTGACGGGAGAGGAGCTTACAAAGGTTACAGGGCAGTTCCTTGACTATGCAGAGATTACCGGCACGAATGTTGTCGGCTCGGTTCAGAACGTCACCAAGATTATGAACAAGTGGAACGTCGAAGCGTCTGACGTGGAGAGCGTTCTTGATAAGCTGGCATACGCCGGACAGATTTCGGGAATTTCCGTAGACAGTTTGAGCAGCACCCTTATTACAGGTTCGGCCTCTTTACAGGAAATGGGCTTATCCCTCGATAACGCTATCAGCTTGCTTGCAAGTTTGGAGCTTTACGGCATGAACAGCACGACAGTTGTTACAGCTATGAGAACGGCGGTTAAGAACTTCTCGTCAGACGGCCTCGACGCTCAGACAGCATTGCGAGACACCATAACAGAGATTGCCAACATGGAGGACGCAGCAGACGCTACGGCACTGGCTATTGATACTTTCGGCAGCAGAGCCGGAGTTGATATGGCAAATGCTATCCGAAGCGGCGCAATCAGCGTGGAGACCTTAACAGGTACTCTTGATGTCGCAAAGGGAACCTTGAGCAGCACAGCGGAGACGGCGCAGACCCTCGACCAGAAATGGGAGCAGGCAAACCGAAACATCAGCACCGCATTTACAACGACGTTGCAGCCGACACTCGACAAGGCTTCAAGCGGGCTTGCGGACATTGCAAATTCCGTTGGAGATTTCTTGAACGAACACCCGGCAGTAACAAGGGCGATTTCAGCGGTAGGCGTAGGACTTGGAGCCGCAGCGATTGGCCTTGCAGGAGTTTCCGCAGCCACAGCAGCGGCGACAGTGGCAACAACAGCATTCGGAACGGCACTCAGCGCAGCCATTTGGCCTATTACAGCAGTTGCGGCAGCAATAGCAGCAGTCACGGCGGCGGTTCTTATCCTTAAAGGCAATTACGACGACGCATACGACGAAACCATGTCAATGACAGCGGTAACGGCGCAGCAGACGGCAGAGCTGGAAAGTTTGCAGGCCCAGTACGAGGAGGCTTGCGCAACATACGGCGAAACGTCAGCAGAGGCTTCGAGCCTCAAGTATCAGATTGATACACTTTCAGCCTCTCTTGAGGCAAACGGAAAGTCGGTGGAGCAGCTTGTTTCAGAGTGCGATTCCCTTATTGAAAAGCACAACTCACTCATGCAGGAAATCGACGACGGGACGCAGGCAGTAAAGGATAACGAGCTGGGGAACCTCGCTCTTATCACAAGACTTACCGAACTGGCAGCCTCTACGGACAACACCGCTGGGAAGCAGCAGGAAATGGAGGCCATTATCAGCGGTCTTAACGACAGCATTGACGGGCTGAATGTTTCCTACTCAGATTTGATTGAGAACCAAGATTCGACGATTGCCTCTATCCGTACTATGGCGAAGGAACAGGCCAAACAGCAGAAGCAACAGGAGCAGTACAACGAGTATGTGAAGCTGATACAGCAGGAGGCAGAGGAACAGGCCAAGCTCGCAGAAGTTACCGACGAGGTAGCAGCAGCGCAGGAGAGAGCCAGCACCGCTCAACATGAGCTTAACGAATCGTGGAAGAAATCAAACGGCGATTATTCTGGCTGGAAAATGTTCTGGTCGTGGACGAGCGACGAACAGGCGGCCAATGACGCAGCGCAGGACGCTCTTGAGGAAGTCACCGGCAAGCAGGAGGAACTGCAGTCAGCCCTTGATGAAACCCAGAGCAAAATCAAGGCCATTGAGGACGAATGGGGCGGCGTTAAGGAAGCAGCAGAGGAAGCGTCCGACGGTACAATCAGTTACCAAGAGGCCGTATCCGACGCATACGAGGGAGTTCGCACTAAGGTTGAGGAATTATGCACCGCATACGATGAAGCCTACCAAGCGGCTCTTGAGAGCTTTCAAGGCCAGTTCGGATTGTTTGATGAAGCCAGCACGAAGTCAGACGAATACCTCAATGCGACGGTTGCCAATGCTCAAAAGGCAATGGATAGCCAGCTCGCATACTGGGACACCTATCTTGCAAACGTAGAGACATTGAAATCCGTTTCGGCGGAGGATTTGGGCGTTACGCAGGAGAACTACGAGGCGTTAATGGCCTACGCACAGTCCGGCAGCGAGGAGGCCGCAGGACTGGCAGCCAGCATGGCAGACGCTATCAACAACGGAAACGCCGAGGCTGTTGCAGCTCTGGCAAATACCGTTGGAGAGGTACAGGCAAAGCAGGAGGAGGCTTCACAGGCAGTCGCAGACTGGCAGACAGATTTCACCTCCACCCTCGGAGATATTCAGCAGGAAATGACAACGGCAATCGAGGGCATGAACCTGTCAGAGGAGGCGCAGGCCAGCGCAAAGGAGACCATTTCGGCATATATCGAGCAGATTAGTTCGAGTGCTGGGGAGGCTTCGGAGGCGGCCAAGAGCGTTGCGGAAGCCATTCAGACAGCTCTCAAGACGGAGAGCGAGGCAAAGGTCGAGGTAGATGTAGAGTACAAGCCGAACACGGAAAGTCTGGATAACCTTACGTTGCCAGACAAGACAGCAGAGGCAGAGTATGAGATTAACACCAGTCAAATTGACGCTTACACCATGCCCGACACATCGGCGGAGGCAGAGTACAAGCTCAACTCCACGATTGTTGACAATTACACGCCGGAGGACAAAGAGGCGGACGCTATTTACGATGTCAATTCGCTTGCGGTTGACAACTGGCGACCACCAGACAAGACGGCGACGCTCACCTACAATATTACAACCTCTGGAAGCGTACCGGGTCATGCAAACGGTACGACGAATGCGGAGAGTTTGTTCCTCGCAGGTGAGAACGGGCCGGAGCTTGTAGCGAGACCGGCGGCAGCATACGCAAACGGCACGACAGACAGCACGGACTACTTTATCGCTGGCGAAAATGGGCCGGAGCTTATCATCGGTGAGCAGGGCAGCACCGTATTCCCGACGGAGGAGACGGACAGGCTGATAGGCGCACTGAACGACAGAGAGAAGCCATTGCAGGTAAGGGAGACATCGGGAAGCAGTACCGGCAAAGAGAAAACGTCGGAAGATGTGAAGCGTATTCTCCTTGAAATCGCAGGCAGCGGCGCAATCGAAGTCGGAGGAAGCGGCGGAGCCGATAAGGAGACCATTCTTGAGGTTCTGTGCGACCATTTGAAGCCGGTTCTTATGAACATTATCCAGAGCGAAATTTACGAGGAGGGAGAGTTGTCTTATGAGTACTAAGTACCAGATGTGGTTGACATACAACGCAGAAAAAGAGAAGATTCAGCTCCCCGTCCTCCCGGAGAGCTTTGAGGTAAACAACGGCAGCAACAACGAAAGTATGAACATCACGGGGCTGGGCGAAATTGTTATCATGCAGAGCCGCCCGGCCCTGCAATTTAGCTGGTCTTGCTTTTTCCCGGCGACCAAGTTTCCGGGGCTGCAGGTCAGCAAGATTACAAAGCCCCTCACGCTTGTCAAGAAAATCAACACATGGAAAGCCAGCAAGAAGCCGGTACATCTTATTGTAACGGCCTGCGGCGTAGATGTTTACGCCACAATCGAGGAGTTTACCTACTCAGAGGAGGGCGGAGACCCCGGAACGTATCAGTACAGCATAAAGCTGAAAGAGTACCGGGAGATTACCGTCCGACAGGTTAAGGTGAATATTCCAAAGGCGACGGCAACTGTGAAGAAAGAGACACCGAGGGTCAACAACTCGGCGCAGCCAAAGACCTATACGGTAAAGAGCGGCGATTGTCTCTGGAACATTGCCAAGAAGTTTTACGGCAATGGGGCGCAATACACCAAGATTTACAATGCAAACAAAGGGGTAATAGGCGGGAACCCGAACCTCATTTACCCCGGACAGGTTTTGACAATACCGTAAGGAGGCGAGGACATGGCACAAGGGGTTAGCCTTATTGTTGTCAAAGGAACACAGGGCTACGATGTGACCGAACTCGTTGAGCAGATTAAGTGGAGAGGCAGAAAAGGAAGCAGCTCCCGAACCCTTACGGTAAAGCTGATTGACGACGACGGTTACAAACACGCCCGAAGCGGGATTGATGTAGAGCAGGGGCAGCAGTGCCTATTCAATTACAACGGGAAAGAGCTTTTCCGTGGAATTATTATGAAGCAGGTGCAGAACAGCAAGAAGTGGCTCACGTTTACAGCCTATGACAACGGAATTTACCTTGCGAATAACAAGGACACATTCACCTATGAGAATAAGACGGCCAGCGACGTGTTCAAGGATTGCTGCACGAGGTTCGGCCTGCCAATGGGAGAAGTTGCGAACTGCACTTATAAAATCCCGGAGCTTACCAAGAGTAAGACAACGGCGTTTGACGCTATCGCAGACGCTCTCAGCCTTGATTTCGACGCAACAGGTATAAGACACTACGTTGCCAGCGAAAAGGGCAAAATCAAGCTTCTCACGAGGCGAGAGAACATCATGCAGTGGGTTATCGAGGTAGGCCAGAACCTTTCAACCTACACCTATACCCGCAGCATTGAGGACATCAAAACCCGCATAAAGCTGGTATCGAAAGAGGGGACGACCATTGCAGAGAGGAAGAACAGCTCCCTCGAAAGCAAGATAGGCGTATTCCAGAACATCGACCAGCCGGACGAAAGCCTCACAAAGGCGCAGATAAATGACCTTATTGACAGTATGCTCGATGAACAGAGTACGCCGGAGCGCACTCTCGATGTTGAGGCGGTTGGGATACCAGATGTTATATCGGGTATCGGGGTTTATATCATCATCAAAGAATTAGGGCTGTCCCGGACGTTCTATGTGGACGAGGACACCCACATATTCGAGGACAACAAGCACACCATGACGCTGAAACTGAACTATGCAAACGACCTTTCCAAACCGGGAAAGGCCAGCGGAGCGCAGACCGGCGGAGGCGAGCATAAGGTAGGCGATATTGTTCAGTTCAACGGCGGATACCACTATGTAAGCAGCACAGCAGGAAGCCCGACAGGAAGCAAGTGTGCAGCCGGTAAAGCGAAAATCACACTGGTTGCAAAGGGAGCAAAACACCCGTGGCATTTGATACACCAAGACAGCAGTTCAAGGGTCTACGGCTGGGTTGACGACGGAACATTCAGTTAGGAGGTGCGGATATGGAAGAAAGCGAACAGACGAGCCTCAAGGGGCTTTTTCAAGGTATGTGCGGCGGTGATGTGCAGGTATTACAGGGCATTGTAAAGTCCGCAAGCCCTCTGAAAATTCAGATTGTCAACGACGAAAAGTTGGTTATCGGGCCGAACATCACCTATGTACCGAGGCACTTAACAAACTACACGACGACCTGCTCTCTTTCCAAAGGGGCAAGGGGGAGCGTGAACGGGCCTACATCTGACGGCAGCAGGCTCACGGACTTCAATTTCAGCGGCAGCATTATGGTATATAATGCGCTGCAAGCCGGGGAGACAGTACACATTCTGTCATTCAACCACGGCAAACAATACTATGTACTGGATAGGATAAGCTGACGTGGACGAGGTTTTTATTCCTATCCCTATCGACGAGGTAACAGAGGCGGAGGAGCAGCCGTCATTGACATACCGCCTTGACCTCGATAACGGCAGGATTGTGGGGAAAGTGGACGGGCTGGAAGCAGTAAACCAAGCTATACGGAAAGCAATCATCACACCCCGTTTCAAGTGCCTTATCTACGACGACCAGTACGGCAGTGAAGTGGAGGAGGCAATTATCACAAAGGACGCAAGCCCGGAATACATTGAGGCAGTAACAGAGGGATTTATCAAAGACGCTCTTGCGCCGGACACCCGGATATTGGAGATTTACGACTTTGAGTTTGAGTTCCAAGAGGATAAAGCCTATGTGTATTTTAAGGCGGACACCATTTACGGAAAAACAGAGATAGAGGAGGTGATTTAGAGTGTTTGAAGATTACACATACGAGCTGCTTATGGAAGATGTTCTCAACAATGCCCCGGAGGGAATTGACACGAGACAGGGCAGCGTATTTTACGACGCAGTTTCCGGGCCGGTAATGAAAATCGCAAAGCTCTACACCGACCTTGACCTCATTGTTGAAATGACGAGCGTTTCAACGGCAGTCGGGGACGCATTGGACGTAAAGGCCGGTGAATACGGCGTTACGAGACTGGCGGCCACGAAAGCAAAGTACAGGGTATCATTCGAGGGAACGCAGCCGGAGTTAGGAGAGAGATTTTACAGCGACGGCAAATATTTCGTTCTGAGAGAGGACGCAGAAGCGAGTGTGTTCTACCTTGAGGCAGAGAACGTCGGAGAGGACGGCAACAAGATTTACAGCGGAACCCCGGCAGTCCCGGTCAACAGCATTGAGGGGCTTGAGGCTGCAACGTTTGGAGAGATTTACGAGCGAGGCAGCGACAGTGAGGACGACGAAAGCCTCAGAAGCCGTGTGCAGGAGAAAATCGCAGGCCCGGCAGAGAACGGCAATAAGCAGCATTACAAGACATGGTGCGAGAGCCGGGAGGGTGTCGGCAGGGCGAGAATATTTCCGCTATGGAACGGGCCGAACACGGTCAAGGGTGTTCTTATTGATACCACCGGGAAGCCGTGTGGAAAGGCAAAGGTGGCTGAGGTTCAGCACTACATCGACCCGGCGACAATGGGCTACACGGCAGTTGTTGACGGGAAAAGCTATGTTGTGGGCGACGGGCTGGGAGAGGGTGTTGCAAACCTCGGAGCGCATTTCACGGCAGCAGCGGCCACGCCTCTTACCGTTTCAATTTCCTTTTCGGCGGAGATTGCCAGCGGAGCAACGAAAGACGCAGTACGGCAGGAGGCAACAACGGCCATTGCAGAGTATTTCAAAGAGCTGGTATTAAAGACCACGGAGGCGGCGGACATTGTTGTGCGTGTTTCCAATATCGGAGCTATTTTGAGCAGCCTTACCACCCTACTTGATTACAGCGATTTGAAGCTGAACGGCAGCGCACACAATATCATTCCCGGAGAGGACGACGTACCTATCGTTGGGGAGGTGGTTATTGAATGAGGTTCTATGAGAAGCAGTTCGAGAACAACTTCGAGGAGCTGATAACCTACTACCCACGATTTTACCGGGACGTGTACGAAATGGTGGAAATCCTAAAGGCAAACGGCAGGGTATTTGACCGAATGGAGGGAGACATCGAGCAGACGTACCTCAACTGTTTTATCGAGTACGCCGACGAGGAGACAATCAAAAAACTGGAAGATTTTCTTGATATAAGACTTAACAAGAGCAGGACGCTTGAGGAGCGCAGGAGGCTCGTTAAGTCTTATTTTATTGGCTTCGGAAAAGTCTCCGCCACCATGCTCAAGGAAATGATACAGAGCTACACCGGCGCAGAGGTTGAGTGCAAATTTGAACCATTCGACGAGGCCGGAAACAATATGCTCTACCTCAATTTCCAGAGAGGCAAGGAACCGACGCTCTACATGAGTGACATCAACCTGCTTCTCTCGAAGAAAATACCGGCCCATATCAAGTGGAGGGCGGCGGTCACATACCGTTTTCCTATTGGCATTGGGAAGCGCAGGACGCACTACCCGTGTTCCTATGAGTTTTGCGGAACAAAGCCGGAGCCGGTTCTGGTTGCTTCTGCACATGGCATTGAGACGGTCACAGCACCCGGAGTCACCAATGCAGTTATGACCTATAAGAACAGCAGCGAGGGCGGCGTAACGCCGGAGGCAGGAACTACGCCGAACATTTCCACCCTTGCACACAATGACGCAATTAACGCCGCAACAGAGGCAGCAGTGACCTCCTGCGGCGTTGATTATATCCCGTGTGGGACTATTTACACATCACAGTAAGGAGGCAGCGCAATGGCATTTTGGACAGATGTTTTCTTGAACAAAGTTCGACAGGACTGGCTCAAGAGGATTGTGAAAATCCAGTATTACGCCGGAGGGGTCTGGTATGACGCAATGATTACCAATAAGACCATTGAGGGCGACACGCTGAAAATCACAAGCCAGACAACAGACAGCAAAGCCCTTGTTGTAACCAGCGTAAGGCTGATTGACACGGGCGGAGACGTAGCCGGGCAGATTTCGGAGAGTATCACGAAACTTGATACGCAGGGTGTTATCACCCTTTGGGAGTTTCCACTCTACGAGATTACCAGCACACAGTAAGGAGGTGAAGAACAGATGTATAGCAATTTACAGTGGCTCGACCATGCAGTGACACCAGACCGCACATTCAAAATGCAGACCAACAGCGACGGAACGGTGACACTCACACCGGCGGGCAAAGTTATCCAGCAGGGAACGAACATGAGTGCGGCCAACTTCAACAACATGGAAATGGGGCTGACCGACCATGACCTCGCCGTGAAGATTTGTATTATGGCCCTTAGACAGATTGAGAGCCGCACGACGGACGGTGAGGCAGACATCGACGAGCTGGCAGCGGATATTCTGGCAGAGGTTACGCCGGAGGAGCAGACCGTAACACTGACAAATGGGGCGAGATACCCGTTCAACAGCAGCAGCAAGAGTGTGAGCCTCAAGGCGAACCGCAAGACCAAAAACTACACGGTGGAATATGAGGTAAGCAGCTCTGACGGCAACGTTGGAGAAATTGTTGTAGGCAGCAAGGCTCTCAATGGCTTCTCTATGGCGTTCACCGGCAGCGCAAAGACCGTAACCGTAAAACTGAAAATCAGAGGAGGAATTATCGCATGAAAGTAATTGAGATTAACGAGGGTTCAAAAATCCCTTATGAAGTGAGCAAGACAAAGATTTGTTTTGACGACGACCTCACAATCAACCTTGCAAAGAGACAGGAGGACTGGCCGGTACACATCGACATTCTCACCGACGGGGACGGCGTTCTTGTAACCGGCGCAGAGAGTGGCAACTACTATGTTGCGCAGATTGACATTCCGGCAAGGGAATATAAAGAGCCGGAGGCAACAGAGGAGGCAGCAACCGTCGAGGAGGGTGGAGAGCAGGCGGGTACAACCGACACTCCACAGCCGGAGCCGTTACCGCTGGATATGGAAAAGGTTACGCTCACACTTTGGGCGTTGGTAAATTACGAGGCATAAGGAGGAAAAGAGACAATGAGTAATTTTGATTTATCGAGCCTTGCGCTCGCTTCTGCGTTCCCTACGAACAAAATTCTGACAGACGACAAAGGTCTGCCGTCCGTCATGGTTTACATTCCGAAATTTAAGATGTCAGACGTTATCGACGGAGCCGGGGACAGCACTCACCCGGCTTTTATCGTAAATGGCGTTGAGAAGAACGGCATTTACATTTCCAAGTACCAGAACGTCGCATACAACAACAGAGCCTACTCTCTGCCAGGTGAAGACCCGAAAGTAAGTATCACGGCAGACACCGCTCGTAAATACTGCGAGGACAAGGGTGCAGGCTGGCACATGATGTCCGCTATGGAATGGGGCGCACTTGCTTTATGGTGCAAGAAAAACGGCTGGATGCCTTGGGGTAATAACAACTACGGCAAGGACACCAGAGAGACCATGAAGAAAGGCGTACCGGCCAAGTATGAGAGCGATGGCAGAACCGCTACTATCCTTACAGGCACTGGTCCGGTGGAGTATTCCCACAACAAGCAGCTCGACGGTATCTACGACCTTAACGGTAACGTATGGGAGTGGAGCGACGGCATGAGACTTGTTTACGGTGAGCTGCAGGTGCTTGAGAACAACAACGCAGCAGACAGCTCCAACAGCAAGGCGGCCAGCTCCGCAGCATGGAAAGCGATTGACGGCACGACAGGAGAACTTATCACGCCGGACGGGAACGGCACAACGACCAACTCCCTCAAACTTGACATGGTAAGCAGCAAGGGTAAATGGATTACCGGCACACTGTCCGACAAGAAAGACGAGGGACGAGGCTGCAGCTTCGCAAGCGTGACCGCAGATACCAATGTTTGCGACAAGGCAAAAGCGATTTTGTATGCGCTGGCTATGCTGCCGGACAGCACCACATTTGACTACGAGGGCGACTACTTCTGGTTTAACAACGGCAACGCCGAGCGTTTCGCGATTCGTGGTGGCGGCTGGAACTACGGTGCGTATGCGGGTCTGTTCTGCACGCACTTGGCCTACCCTCGCTCCAATTCCTACTGGTACATCGGTTTCCGCTCCGCTTTTTATGAATAACTGCAAACTGATTACTGATTAACTGACTGGGAGGACGGTAGTCCTCCCTATATTTTTGTAAGCAGAGGAGCAGAGTTCATGGCAGAAGCAGAAAAGCAGTACAGCAAGGAAACAACGAGTTTCCTGCTGAAAGAAAAGATTGCCGACATGATAAAGTACGGCAAAAAGGCTGTGGCGAATTTTCCTCGGCGAGAACGCCAGACGGCAGACGAGATACGCCGGACAATGCTCAACATGTACCGGCTATCAATCACTATCGAAAAGAAATATTACAAGAAAACCACTCTACAAGACCTCGATATTGAATTGGACGTGCTGCGACACCTTATACGGTTGGCGCAGGACAAAGACTACTACGACCAGAATATGGCACCGCCGTTATCATTCCATAAATACGAGGTTTGGAGCGGGCTTCTCAACGAGATAGGCCGTATCATTGGCGGATATATGAAATACGCAAAGCAATAAAAAGTTTTGGGGAGTAAGCCGGATAGCGTTTCGCGATTCGTGGTGGCAACTGGAACAACGGTGCGAATGCGGGTCTGTTCTACACGAACTTGAACAACCCTCGCTCCAATTCCAACTGGAACATCGGTTTCCGCTCCGCTCTGCCTCTATGCCGGACGGTTGGGCGTAAATCTTACGGGATTGCGCACGGAGCATAGAGCCAAAGGGGTTTGCTTCCCTCCCCGGACAGTACAGACCGTGGGAAAAGATTAAATTGCCGTGAAAACGCCCGAATATGGCGCAGGAGGAGGCGAGAATAACAGCTACGGACGAGGCGGAAACGTCTCACACGGCGGAAATGGAGAAAAGTTGAATATGACAACGGAGATTTCACCAGAAAAGATACCGGGCATGGTGACGCTCGATGATATATACGATGAAATTTGCAGCTATGAGGGCCTGTACCAATCACACCTTGAGGCCAGAAAGGGTAAGAGATACCGTGACGACGTTTTGGTGTTTACGGACAGGCTGGAAGAAAACCTTATTGAGCTGCAAAACGAACTTATTTGGCAGACCTACAAAGTCGGCAAGTACAGGCAGTTTTATGTTCGGGAACCGAAGCTGCGCCTCGTAATGGCGTTGCAATACCGTGACAGGATTGTGCAGTGGGCGATTTACAGACAGCTTTACCCGTTCTACGACAAAATGTTTATTGAGGATTCCTACGCCTGCAGGAGGGGGAAAGGCTCCCATAAGGCGGCGGACAAACTTCAATACTGGCTGCGACAGGTCAGCAGGAAACCCGGAAAATGGTATTACTTGAAGCTGGATATAAGCAAGTATTTTTACAGGGTAGACCACCTTGTATTACTTGAGATTTTGAGCCGGAGGATAAAAGACCCTCGGCTCTTTCAGCTTCTTAGGGAGATTATTAACAGCGAGGACACCCGTTTCGGGCTGCCAGCCGGGGTGAGCCCGGACGAATGCCCAGAGGAGGACTGGCTGAGTGATGTAGGAATGCCGATTGGCAACCTCACATCACAACTATTTGCGAACATTTACCTCAATGAGTTAGACCAGCTCTGTAAACACGAACTGCATTTACACTATTACATTCGCTATATGGACGATGTAATTATCCTTTTGCCGGACAAGAAAGAACTGGCAAGAGTAAAGGCAATCATTGAGGAATTTCTCAACGATTATTTGCACCTCGACCTCAATAACAAGACGGCTATACGCCCTTGCAGTCTCGGTATTGATTTCGTGGGCTATCACATTTGGGCGACCCATAGGAAACTCAAGAAGCAGACGGCTCGCAAGATTATCCATTCGGTTGACTGGATGTGCGAACAGGGAGAGAAAGGCAATATGAGTAAAGAGGAGTTTGAGCGCAGAGTGGCCTCATACAGAGGCATTTTATTACACTGCGACAGCTATGGTCTGAGAAAGAAGCTGAACAGCATTTATTTCGACCATGTTGTTACAGAGGAGCCGGAGAAGCAGGAAGCCAAACAGAAGTCGGAGTGCGCCGAGAGAAAATGCTACACTTGCCAGAATTTCCGCAGAGAGTTTTTCTGCGGCTATGGAGCTTGCAGGTGCGACATTTACGGCTCTTTGGACGTAGACCAAAAGGAACGACACCCGGACAGAACAGCGGCGACTTGCCCGGACTATACACCAAACGAATAGAAAAAGGAGGGTATTGGAGTGTATATCGACGGAGATACGATAATCAGAGCGGCGGCTATTCTCGGTGCGCTTATTGCGCTGGGAACCGCCGCTTATGCTGTAATCAAGTGGTTTCAGAAGCAGGAAAAACAGACAGTTGACATCGAGGAGCTGCGAAAGAAAGAGGAGCAGGACTTAAAGGAACTGCGAGACGAACAGTGCCTCATTAGTTACGCTATGCTTGCTTGCCTTGACGGTTTGAAGCAGCTTAATTGTAACGGGGCAGTTACAGAGGCTCACAACAAACTTGAGAAGCACCTCAACCAGAAAGCACACAGACAGTAACAGGAGGCGGACATGAGAAGAAAGGAAACAAGGCGTGAAGTGCGAAAGAAGCCCTCCCAGAAAAAGAGCAGCGTTGGAGTTATGGATATTATTTTGATTATTGTCGGAATTTCATTGCTGCTTTTCACAACGGCCATGATAAAGCTCTTTAGAGAGTACGGAGCCGTCCCGGACACCCTTATCACCTGCGTATTTGCAACCCTCGGAGGAGAGTGCGGCATTATGGGGTGGATAAAGACCACCAAAGACCGCAACAAGGAACACCAGTGGGAACAAGAGGACAAAGCGGAGGCGAAAAAGGAAGCCCTCAAGCAGGAGGAGGAACAGTCGCCGGACGGCAATATGTAAGGAGGTACTATGGGACTTACTGGAAAGAATGTTGAGGAAAAGATATGGAATTTCCTCATTTGTAAAGGGTTTAGCAAAGCCGGAGCCGCCGGGCTCATTGGGAATTTGTTCGCAGAGAGCGGCCTCAACCCGAAAAATTTACAGAACAGTTTCGAGAAGAAACTCGGACACACGGACGACAGCTACACCGCCGCCGTGGATAACGGCACATACAGCAACTTTGTAAAGGACAGCGCAGGATATGGGCTTGCGCAGTGGACGTATTGGAGCCGTAAACAGAATATGCTTGAGTTTGCACGAGCCGCAGGCAAGTCTATCGGAGACTTGGAAATGCAGCTCGATTTTTTATTTAAGGAGCTTTCAGAGGGATACAAAACAGTCCTTGCAGCATTGAAAACGGCAACGTCGGTAAAAGCAGCGAGCGACAATGTATTACTGAGGTTCGAGAAACCGGCAGACCAGAGCGACGCAGTAAAAACAAAAAGGGCCAGCTACGGCCAGACCTACTACGACAAATATGCAGGGACGGGCGCAGCGGCAGAAAACGGAGGTAACATTATGGGATATACAAACAGTTCACTCGTAGATTGCACAGTGAAAAGCCCGAACCACAGCGGGCAGAGAACGCACAAGATTGACCGTATCACACCGCATTGTGTAGTGGGCCAGCTCACGGCGGAGAGCATTGGCGGCTGCTTCACAAAGCGGAGCGTACAGGCCTCTTGCAACTACGGTATCGGCAAGGACGGCAGAGTAGTTCTCTGCGTAGACGAGAAAAACAGAAGCTGGTGCAGTTCCAGCAACGCCAACGACCAGAGAGCTGTAACGATTGAGTGCGCTTCTGATATGGCGGAGCCGTACACCATGAACACCGCAGTTTACAATAAGCTCGTGAAACTTATTGTTGACATCTGCAAGAGAAATGGACTGAACAAGGTTCTTTGGTTCGGAGACAAGGACAAGAGCCTCAATTACAACCCGAAAGACGGCGAGTGCGTTCTGACCGTTCATCGTTGGTTTGCGAATAAGAGTTGTCCGGGCAACTGGCTTTACAGCCGCATGGGACAGCTTGCAACTGCGGTTAATGCAGAGCTTGGCAGCGGCAGTAACACCGGCGGAACCTCTAAACCGGCCACAAAGACCGATACAGTAACGAGCTTCCCGGCGACACCGTTCACGGTAAAGGTTCTTATTGACGACCTCAATATCAGAACCGGCGCAGGCATGGGGTACGCAGTAACCGGCCATTATACTGGCAAGGGTACATTCACTATCACGGAGGTAAAGGACGGTTGGGGCAAGCTCAAGAGCGGAGCAGGCTGGATTTATCTTGGAAACCCGTCTTACTGCACCGTACAGGGCGCAGCGGCGACCAACCGCACATACACCGTAAAGGCCGGGGACAGCCTTTGGGCTATCGCAGCAAAGCAGCTCGGCAACGGCAGCAGATACAAAGAGATTAAGAGCCTCAACGGACTTACCAGCGACGTAATCAACGCCGGACAGGTCTTGAAGCTCCCGAACTAAGAGAGGAGGAAACAATCATGCAGGAGTTTATCACAGCACTTCTTACGGCGGTTATTACAGCCGCCGTCCCGGTTATTACCGTTTATGCGGTCAACGCCCTTAAAAAGGCAGGAGCAAATGCAGAGGCCGACACAGAGGACATCAAAGTAAAGGGCTACATCAATGAGATTACGACGGCGGTTGCCGACGCAGTATCGGCCACCAGTCAGACGTATGTTGACGCATTGAAGCAGGCCGGGAAGTTTACGGCGGAGGCACAGAAAGAGGCAGCAAAGAAAGCCCTAAACGCTTGTATCGCCTACCTCACACCGGCGGCCACAAAGTTTATCGAGAGTGCATACGGAGACCTCAAAGAATACCTTTCCAACAAAATTGAGGCGGAGGTACGCAAGCAGAAGCTCTCAACCGGCATTCCTATCACTTCGGTTATGGAAAGCACCACGGACACAACGGCGGTAGCAGCTTCTACGGCAGCAGCAACCGCAGCCTCAGTCATTCAGACGGCCATTAGTCAGATTGACGCAGAGGCAAAAGCACCGGCAGCAGAGTGACGGTGTAAATATCGGGAATTTGTGAATTTATGATTTATGTTCTCCGGCGTGATATGCCACCAAAGCGTCGGGAAAGCCCCTCTCATGGAGAAATCTGTGGGAGGGGCTTTATTTTTTTGCCCTTTTACAGCACATCAGTTAAAAGTCCACAATTTCGGAACCTAAAATACAGCATAGTCAACAAATGTCCCATTCTGGGGTATTATTTCTCTGATTTGGTTGACTTTGCCCCATATAGGGGCTATAATGAGGTCACAGTCAAGGAAACAACAAAGACAATTACCCAAAACGGGTCACGGAGGTATAGGAATATGGCAGCAACAAAAGAGCAGGAACGCAAGGCATTGGCAAGAATTAAGAAAATCGTCGAGGAACTGGGCGAGGATAGTTATATCGGAATGGCCTTTGAGGGTTGTTTCGAGGTAGCAGAGGAGAACATCGAGAATGACTTTGCTTGCAGCATGAAGCAGAGAGCGGAACACGCTGAAATGGAAGCCGGAAAGTACAAGAAAATGTACGAGGACACCGCAGCAGATTTCAAGGCAGCAGAGGCAACTATCGCAGGACTTGAGCAGAAAGTTCTCTCAACAGCAGAGGGCGGAGCAATCAAGGCAATCCTTTATCATTACCAGACAGAGGCCACAAGACTGGCTGACGAATCAGCTCAGAGAATTGTAGAGCTTGCCGACAGCCCGGACACCCCGGAGTTTAGACAGGCAGTGCAGGATAACCGAAACAGCAAGAAACGCATGGAAGATAGCAAAGCACTTATCCATAGAGTTCTTGACATTATGGCTTAAATTTTACCCTTAAATGACCCAAAATGGGTCACAAAACAAGCGAGCCGGGGCGCAGATACCCCGGCAGGAGGCAAAATGATAACAGAAGAACAGGCAATAGCGCAGGGAGCCGATGATATTGATATTTTCTTAGGTATTTGCAATGAGGAAATCATTCCGTCAAGTAAGCCGTCTCGCCTTGAACAGCTTCACGGAAAAATTGTTGGCACACGAACAGAACCGTATCACGACGTGACAGTATATGAGGACGGTTACGAGGATTGGTTCTACATCGGAGAATAGGAGACAAAACATGAGATATTACAGCATTATGCGCCCGGTAATGCCGGGCAGCTACCCGAAAAAGGCAGCAGCACAGGAGATTGAGAACTTCGACGAGAAAACATTCTGCGAGGAGATTGGTCGGGAGGCATGGGGCTACATCGACTACTCGGAGGAGCTTACAGAGAGCGAGGCTGCAGACTATGAGCTGGTTCCGGCAAAGGAGGACAAAGAGGAAATCACAAATAAAATCGACGCTCTGTTTGAGGAGCTTGTACCGGCCTCCGGGAAAGCAGATACCGTCGCCGGAGAAATTATCAGAGCGGTTTGCAGGATTGGCTATCGCTGGTTCAATGATGGAGACATGGTCGGCGTTGGATATGGGAAAGAGACCTGCAACCCGGCAGCGAGATACCTTGCGGAGAAAGCCGGAAGCAGGGTTGAGAGGGCTATATCGGATATGTGGGGAGATTTCCTCCCGGATGACATTTACGAGAAGCGATTACAGACCCTTAACGTGGAAGTCTTGGCGTTCCTTGATTTACACCCGGAGCTGAAAGGACAGCCGAATAGCGAGGATATGTGGGACTATAAGGACGAGGCAGAGGACGTAGACGACGACTACGAGGACGACGAGGAAGAATATGAGGAGGAAGATTACGAGGACGAGGAGGACTGGTAATCACTCCCTTAGATACAAATTTTCAAAATGGAGGACAAGAAACAATGAGTGAAAGAAAATATTTCCCTATCAATGAGAGCAGCGCAAGAACAGCGCACAACATGATGTCTATGAGAGACTATTCCGAGGGCAGCACCACAAGCGCATACCGCAGCGAGGTTGACAAGGCGTATGAGCTGGCGGATAAGGTTGCAGAGAAAAGACCGGCAGAGGCAGAGAGAGCCTACCGACTGGCGGAACGCTACGCAAAGAAAATGGCGGAGTATTACAACAAGGACAGCAGTATCGGCATGATGTGTCCGTCGGTTCTTATCAGCGGAGCCGGTAACTTCCCGACCAAAAAGAAAGAGAGACAGGTCGCAGCATGGGAGCGTAACCACCAGTTCTACAATGACATTCAGAGTATTCTCAGAAAGATTGAGGGTATTCTCTACGGCAAGGAAATCATCAAGTCCGACGACGAGAGGGCAATCGAGAAGTTGGAGGAGAAACTGGAAGATTTGAAGAACCTGCAGGAACTTATGAAAGCGGCGAATAAGGCTATCCGCTTGAAAGATACAGAGGCGGGCGACGACAGACTGAGAGAGCTTGGTTTCAGCGAGGAGGAAATCAAGAAGCTGCGCACCCCGGATTTCTGCAACAGATTGGGTTATGCGAGCTATGAACTCACGAACAACAATGCGAATATCCACCGTATCGAGGGGCGTATTAAGAGCCTCAAGGCGGCCAAAGAGAGAGGAACCTCGGAGCAGGAGTTCAAGACCTTTAAGGCGGTGGAGAACACGGAAGCCATGCGATACCAGATTATCTTCGACGGAAAGCCGGAGGCAGATGTCCGTACCCTGCTGAAATCCAACGGGTTCAAGTGGGCTCCGTCGCAGGGAGCATGGCAGCGTCAGATTACCGCAAACGGTAAGTGGGCGTTCAACAGAGTTATTGAGAAGTTAAAGGAAATGGAGGAGGAATAAGGTATGCTGCAAAATCTCAAATATTACAAGGAGAGCCGGGCCATGCAGGAGGCCGTAGAGGGAGAAATCCACAAGCACGGCCAGTATTACACCACCTGCGTAATCGGGGTATATTCACTCACGAGCGGTATTAAGGCGTTCCCGTGCGGGATTGGGGACGACTACGAGCTGAAAGGCGAGGAGCTGGTAAAGGTGCTTGAGTTTATCCAGAAGCAGCGAGAGGCAATCGCCTCCCGCTACCTTGTTAAGACCTACGAGGGCTGGCAGGAAAGTGGCCTCCCGACATTCGAGGACTACTGTAAGCCGGGAGATACCGTGGACGAGGCAATGGTGGACTACTTTATGAACTGCGTACCGCCGGTTTCTATGAGTAGTTCGTGTGCGCAGGCAGGCGAGGCGTACAACCATGTGCCGGACGACAAGAACAGATACAGAGCAACCTATCTGACGTTTGTACGTCTCTCGTCCTCTCAGTGGCGATTTGCCGGGTATTGTTACGCCGGGGAGACAACTAACCGGGTAGAGGTGGAAACGAGCCTTGAGAGGCGCATTAAGGAGGCAAGGACAAATTGATAAGGACTACAAAGAGAAGATTAGAAAACTGCTGGCGTTGGCAGAAAGCCCGAATGAGCATGAGGCACGGGCGGCACTTCTGAAAGCCCGCCAGCTCATGGCGGAGCATAAGCTCACGGAGGCGGAGCTGAAAGATGTTGAGAAACAGCAGGTAAAGGACGTGAGAACCGACATCACCTGCAGCAAGAGGAGAGACCCGTGGATAGTAAGCCTCTCGGCGATTATCGGAGAGAACTATTGCTGCAAAGGGTACAGACACCGCAGGTACGGAGAACAGACGAACTGTATCGGGTTTATCGGCCTTGAGGACGACGTAGAGATATGCGTCGCAGTTTTCAAATACGCCGTCGATTGCGTCCTATCAGAGATTAAGAACATCAAGAAAGAGAACGCCTGCTATTACAGCGACTATGTAAAGAGGCTCTGCAACAGTTACGGCTATGGATTTACCGCCGGAGTTTCGGAGGCATTCAGAAAGCAGCAGGAAGAAAATGAGCAGGGCTGGGGATTGGTTCTGGCTATGCCGAAAGAGGTCGAGGAGGCTTCGCAGTATTTGGGACATGAGCAGTTCCAGAGCCGGGCGCAGAAGCATTTACAGGGCAGCGAGTATTACAGAGGTTTTGAGGAGGGGACGGAGTTTGACCCGACAAAGAGACTGGGAGAGGAGGCGACGGTATGAGCGCAGGATATGACAAGCTGAAAGCAGCGGTTGACAAGGATTGTGTAAAGGACGGCGGAACCATGCACCCGGAGGGGTGTGTGGCCTGCGGAGGAAAGTGCTCCCATAAGTATTGCGATAAGTTCAAGTGGGTTATCGACAGAGCCAAAGCCTATGGGGAGGCTACCGGGCTGAACTGGGAGGATGTTCTTGACGGCTGGGAGACCGACAGAAACTATTGGTACATGAACTACTATCAGGACTGTAACCAGCCGGAAATCAAAGCAGGGAAAGTGAAGGTATTCGGAACGATACTTGAGTTGAAAGAGGCTATCGGAGAAATGAAGTTCCGTTGCCCGTCCTGCGGAAAAGAAAGTCCGAACCCTTATGAATGTAAGGCGTGTGGTTGGAAAGTTTACGGCCTGCTGGGAGACATGGGGAAAGGCGTTTTTGTCTATGTAAAGGAACAACTCAGAGGAGAGACCATGTTCATGCCGATATCTTGGGAGGAGGACAAAGTATGATTTTCAGAAACGGCACCCACGCAGAGGAGTGGGCGGCAGCAATCTACCGGGCAGACGCACACCGGGACGACGATACAGCGAACCCGTACTTCGGGGCGAGCCTCTTTCTTATCACGGCGGTTCCGGGCCTGTATGACCGGGTAAAGGAACACATTCACAACGGCTGGGCGGACTATTCGGAAATGCTTGAAATGAACCTATCCAGTGGCGAGAGGCTTATTGTCGAGCTGGCCGGGAACTTTTACAACGGCGGTTTCTTCGACGGATACAAGCCGTCGGACATTATCGAGAAACTGGACGCAGATACCGTGGAGCTTGTCGCCAGAGCCTTTGTACTGCGGAGACAACACATTGACATGAATACGATTTTTGACTGAAAAAAGTTGAAAAAAATTCTCGGAAATGGTTGGGTTTCGGAACCCAAAAGAGTATAATATAATTACAGTCAAGGGAAACCAAGACGAGTAAGACAGGCAAGGGTCGGAAAGGAGGACTTCATGGAGGAAATGACAAAGGAAGAAATGCAGAGATACCTCATCAAGGAAGCGCAGAGAGGTAGCACGGAATTGGAAGCATACAGAAACTTGATGGAGATTCTTGGTATCGAATTTCCGAACGACAACAAAAAAGCCGACTAAATAGTCGGCAAGGCACGAGTAAGGGAGGGCGGGCTTGCCACCGCTCCCCACTCTTAAAATATTATATCACGCATTCAGCGGAATGGCAAGAGATAGGAGGTACAGAAGTTTGGCAAAAACAGGGCGGCCACTCAAGGAAAAGACCGTGTTATCACATAATGTAAAAGTCCGTCTTGACGACGAGACCCACGACAGATTACTCATTTACTGCGGGAAGAACCATGAGAAAGCCGCAGTTATCAGAGAGGCACTGAGAGCGTTCCTCGATACGGCAGGAGTACCCCACTGGGAGGACAAGGCAGAGTGAAAAAGGCAGGCAGAAAGCCGCAGATTATTTCCGACACGGAAAAGACCGAATACCGCCGGAATGGTTCAGAATATTTTCGGAAACACTTGGAACGGGCATGGAATTTCCAAAAATAAATCATTTAACGGTTAATTTAATTAACGAGTAACAGAGGGAAGAAACACCTGTATTCGAGAGTTTCCGGGGAGAAAACAGAACTATTCCGGCATTTCGGAAGTGTAATAGTTACATAATCGACCATTCGACGACGAAAACACCACAAAGTAAAGTATAGTAAAGTAAAGGAAAGTAAAGTAAATAATATTTATGCGATAATTCGGAAGGGAGGTTACACTATGGCTCGTAGATTTAATAACACCGCAAAGCGTCACAATCACCTTACGGCAGAGGAAAAGTGGGAGAGAGAAACCACACAGCTCCGTGCACTTGCCACCTCACAGTTTGGAGAGTATTGCAAGAATCGTTTCAACGTCCCGGAGGTGGAGGAAGCCGAAAAGGCGTTCAAGGAAGCCTTGCGGCAGATTTCAGACCCGGAGCTGAGAAACACGCTTGACATGGCGACGGGAAAAATCTCATACGCCTATGAAATATTAGGATTTTGTGCTGGACATTTTGCACAGGACAGTAGGAGGCGGGCCGCATTTTTTTAGGCTTATTAGTGATAACCTTAGAAGTATCACATATATTGTTGCGTGAAACTATTTATAATGATTTAACTGATATAGAAAAAGATTATATAGAAAGTTTTATGGAAAGACTAAATGCAACAACAGTTTTTGAGGGTAAAAAGTGTTTATGCCATAATGATTTTAGTTGTAATCATCTATTGTTAGATGGCAATAATAGATTAACTGGAATAATTGATTTTGGAGATTCTGGAATTATAGATGAATATTGTGATTTTATATACTTACTTGAAGATAGTGAAGAAGAAATAGGAACAAATTTTGGAGAAGATATATTAAGAATGTATGGAAATATAGATATTGAGAAAGCAAAAGAATATCAAGATATAGTTGAAGAATATTATCCTATTGAAACTATTGTTTATGGAATTAAAAATATTAAACAGGAATTTATCGAAAATGGTAGAAAAGAAATTTATAAAAGGACTTATAAAGATTGATTATATAATATATGAAAAGCTATTATAAAAGACATTAGTATTAAATAGTTTAAAAAAATGAAAAATAATAAAGGAAAAAAATATTTCTTAAAATTGTGATAGGGGTTGTTCTTGCTTGTATTTTATTTGTTTGTTTTCTTTATACGAACAATGAGATCGGCGTGACTTCATCTAAGCTGGAGGCAGATATTCGTTCGTCGCAGAAGATTAAGGATGATTGGACGGTCGATGGAAGCGTTTCCAGCACGATGGCTGCATATATTTCTTACCCTCAGGATTTGAGTGACCATTCTTTTTCCGTCTATGTCAATCGTCCAGGACTTTCCTTCGGATATTTTTTCCGTGGAGGTGGAACTCTTTCGGGGATTCAAAGAGGAATTGTGGAGTTTACTGTAGAGGGATATAATGAACGAGCATTTATTTCTATGAATCAACAGCAGGTGCAACAACTTGAAATAGATGATGGCAACACAATTCAAGTGGTTGATATTGACCGCAATAAACCTTTTGCGATTGTCTTGCCTATAAATGCGGGTAATATTACTTTTTATGATGTAAATAGAAATACTGTGGAATATTGGAATAATCCTCTTTGACAAATTCCAGTTTGTCGTGCTAAAAATTCAACTGAATAATCCCAGCAAAAACCGCTGCTACATGGAAGCCAACAAACCATGCAACAGCGGTTTTTCTTTATCGTTTTTTCCTCTGGCTGATAGGCGTTCCCATTTTCTTTGATTTTTTGAGAATCCGAATCAGCCAGCGAAATTCTTCATCTGACAGATTTTTATAGTTGATACCAAGCTGCTTACAGTAAAGGACAACCAGCTTTTCATCACGGCTGCCCTTGAAATTTTCAACCGCTTCCAGATTTTCTTTCAGTTCATCGGCAACGGTGGTCTGAGGTGCACTCTCGCTGTCCTTTTTATGGGCTTCCCGAATATCCCGGATAATCAGGTTGAGGTCATCCCGTACCATGTGACTGAAATATTCATCATCACTGATATGGGCGGCTTGCAACACTTTCAAATGGGGGTCATCTTCGCCGGGGCGATACCGTTCAATGATTTCATGCCGGACGGTATCGACAAGGGCGTTGAGGTTTTGAATCTGCATGGTGGCAATCCCATCCACATAAATCTCAATGTCCGCAAGAAACTTGATAAAGTCCTTATGGGTGGCAAGTTCGCACAGCAGACGGTTGTTAATCCGACCGCTTTTCAGAAGTGCTACCATCTCATCACTCAAATGCAGCTCCCTTAATGGCGTGTTGATCTCCGCCCGGTTCTCTGTCCGGCAAAAGAGATAATCGAGGGACACCCCATAAAAATCTGCCAGCAGGATAAGGTTGCCATGATTGATTTCCTTATAGTCGTCTTTTTCATAACTGCCAAGAGCCGATTTTGAAATACCCGTTTGCTCAGCCAGTTCTTCCAGTTTTAATCCTTTGTTTAATCGTAAATCTTTTAGCCGTTCCTGTATTGTAGTAGCTCCGTTCATTGAAGCAGTTCCCCCTTTCTAACGACATTTATAACCGTTGAATTGATTATACCATATCAATTCCGCAATCGTGGAAATTTCTGATTTTTACCCCGAATTCCTACTTTGTGGACATACGGCACAGGGCACAAAAATGTTCTATGATACAGGTAGTTCATCGATGGATTATTCCAATCGAATGACCAGCCTGTGTGGGATATGCTTCCCCGGCGATGTAGCGTCATGACTTTTGGCAGGGATATGGAGGAACCCTGACCAAAACGAGCGTACCAAAGGGAGCGATGCGCCTCTGTGAGATTCTGGGGAGGAACGACACCGGGGAGAACTGGCGAACTGACACCGAAATGATACCGAAACACAACAATCTGATAGGGGGACAGTCTACCCTATCGCTGATACTTCGGGAGATTTTAAGCGGCTCTATGGCTGTAATTTTACCGAAAATCGCCCCGAAACCATACACTAAAACGGGAGGAAGCGCAATATGCCGAGAATGAGCAAAAAGAGGAAGCATGAGCTTTCCTTTTACCTCAATGACCGGGGGCGTGTCACTTACAACGAATTATGCCGGAAATGCCAGCATGGGTGCAAGCAGAGCTTCCGGGCGGTTGTGGTTGACTGCCCCCGTTATTTATCCAAACGAGCAAAGAAAAAGGAGGAACACACAGAATGAATTTTGAATTTATGACGATAGACACATCATTGCCGCCCTGTATGCCCTTTCCCAGAGCGTTGACAGGATTTCCAGTCAGCAGCACCGCAAAGGTCATGTACTGCCGGATGCTGGACGCTATGCTATCCAAAGGGCAGGAGGACGAGAACGGAATCCTGTTTGTCTGCTTCCCTGTCACAGCCATTGCCGCAGTCCTGTCCCGCAGTCCCATGACGGTCAAGCGTTCTCTGAATGAACTGGAAACCGCCGGACTTATCATGCGGGTGCGTCAGGGCGTGGGAGAACCGAATAGAATTTATGTGCTGATACCGGGAAAGGAGGACGCTGCCCTTGCCTGATACCTCAAAGCTGGAAAAGCTCAACCGGGAGTTGGAGAAAAGCGAAAAGAAACTGCGGAAAGCCATCAATGATGAAAAGGCATTGCAGCACCAGTTAAAGCAGCTTACCCGAAAGGAACGGACGCACCGGCTCTGTACCCGTGGCGGTATGCTGGAAAGTTTTCTGCAAGAGCCGGAACGCCTGACAGATGATGATGTCATGCTGTTGTTGAAACTCATTTTTCACAGGCAGGACACGCAGGAACTATTGAAAAAACTGCTGGAACGGGAGAAGCCGGAAACCCCTTAGTTTACTAAGGGCGCAATTATACACCACCCAGAGGTTGGTGCATTGCGTTCTCCGAAGGCTCCTCGCCGGAGGGCTGTGATTTTCCGCAGTCATGGTCTGCTTCAAATCAAACAGGGGACGCTACGCTTCCCCTGCGCTGGCTGCCGCCAGCTACCCTTTTGTGGACTTGCCATCTGGGGACATCTTGCGTTGCAAGCTGTTCCCAGCCGACAAGTTTCATAAAATATGCTATCTTTTTGATAGGCAGTGAAGTATAATGAAGATGACAACAAATATGAATTTAGAAAAATCAAAGGAGGGTTTCAGAATGACTAAAAGAAAAATATGGATTATTTTATTCATTATTGGCATAGTCATGATTTTAGGAGCTTCGGAATTTAGCAGATTTTTAGCGAATGAGATAAACTGGTACACAGCAGGAATAATATTATCTATTGTTTCCGGACTTGGATTATTATTTGAAATGTATTTTAGACGGAATAAGTAAATTTCAGTTTGTCAACTTCACATCGGGTTAACTTGCCCCGAACTTTTATAACTAAATACCCGCCGCCCACACAGCGGCACACCGAGCAGGAAATCTGAAAAGGTCTCCTGCTTTTTTTCTGCCCCAAATGAGGTGGTAAAACGCCACCCCATCCACCAATTACTGAAAGGAGGGACACGAAATGCCCTGTCCACACAACGAAATCACGATTGTTCAGCGCAGCCAGCGGCAGTCTGCGGTTGCCGCCGCTGCTTACCAGAGTGGCGAAAAGCTGTTCTGTGAATACGACCAGCAAGTGAAGCACTACCCAGAAAAGCGTGGTATCGTCCACAATGAAATCCTGCTCCCGGCAAATGCCCCACAGGAATATGCAGACCGCAATACCTTATGGAACGCCGCCGAAGCGGTGGAGAAGCAATGGAACTCTCAGCTTGCAAGGCGGTGGGTGCTTACCATCCCCAGAGAAATACCGCCCGACCAGTACGCTGTCCTTGTCAGGGAGTTTTGTGAACAGCAGTTTGTTTCCAAAGGCATGATTGCTGACTTTGCCATCCATGACCCCCATCCGCCGGGACACAACCCCCACGCCCATGTCCTGCTCACTATGAGGGCAATGGACGAACATGGAAAATGGCTTCCCAAGAGCCGCAAGGTTTATGACCTTGATGAAAACGGGGAACGGATAAAGCTGCCGTCCGGCAGGTGGAAAAGTCACAAGGAGGATACGGTTGACTGGAACGACCAGAAGTATTGTGAAATCTGGCGGCATGAATGGGAGGTTATCCAGAACCGCTATCTGGAAGCTAATAACCGCCCGGAGCGTGTGGACTTGTGTTCCTATGCCAGACAGGGGCTTGATGTTGTCCCTACTGTCCATGAGGGGGCTGCTGTCCGGCAGATGGAAAAGCGTGGTATCCAGACGAATATCGGCAACCTGAACCGGGAAATCAGAGCCGCCAACAGTCTGATGAAGTCCATCCGGCAGCTTATCCAAAACCTCAAAGGCTGGATTACCGAGCTGGGCGAAAAACGGAAAGAGCTGCTTGCACAAAAAGCGGCGGAGGAAGCGACACTTCTTCCCAATCTGCTGATGAAGTATATGGAGATACGCAAGGAAGAACGGAAGGACTGGACAAGGGCTGGACAAAACCGGGGGACTTCACAGGACTTAAAGGCAGTCAGCGAATCCCTGTCCTATCTCCGGCAAAAGGGGCTTTCCACTGTGGAGGACTTAGAAGCATTTCTGGAATCTTCCGGGAAATCAGCCGCAGATTACCGCAATCAGATGAAGCCAAAGGAAGCCCGCAGCAAAGTGATTGACGGGATTCTTGCCAGCCGGACAGACTGCAAGGAATGTAAGCCTGTCTATGAGAAGTACCAGAAGATATTTTTTAAGAAAACAAAGGAGAAATTCAAACAGGAACACCCGGAGGTTGCCCGGTATGCGAAAGCCGCTGCCTACCTTGCCAAGCACCCAGATGATAAGGACAGTACCCAAAAGGAGCTGCAAGAGGAGCAGGAAACGCTTCTCAGCGAAATCGCAGAGCTGAAAGTACCACTGACCGAGGTACAGGAGGATTTGAAGAAGCTGCGGGACATCCGCTACTGGGTACGGAAAGCCACACCCGGCACAGAGGAAAGCAAAGAGCCGCCCAAGAAGCAGCCCATCAAGGAAGTCTTACAGGATAAGGCAGACGAGAAAAAAGCACAAAGAACCGCCCCGGCACAGGCGAAACACCGACAACAGGATATGGAACTTTAACAGGCACTTGCCATTTTTAATCAGAGAATGTCAGGTGCTTTTCTTATTTTCAAGGAGGGATAGATTTGAATGTATTTGAAGCTGTGAAGCAGTCCGTCACAACAAGACAGGCTGCGGAGCATTATGGAATCCGTGTAGGCCGGAACGGGATGGCTTGTTGCCCGTTCCATAACGATAAAACCCCAAGCATGAAGCTGGATCGGCGTTACCACTGCTTCGGCTGCGGTGCGGATGGGGATGTGATTGATTTTGCCGCCGCCCTGTATGGGCTGGGAAAGAAGCCGCTGTACAACTGGCACAGGACTTTGGGCTTTCCTATGAGGACTGGAAGCCGCCGGGAAAGGCAAAAAAGCCCAAGCCCCGGCAGAAATCCCCGGAGGAACAGTTTCAGGAAGCAAAGAAACGCTGCTTCCGTATTCTTGCCGACTATCTCCACCTGCTCCGGGCATGGAGAAAGGAATATGCCCCGCACTCCCCGGAGGAAGCCTTTCATCCCCGGTTTGTGGAAGCCTTACAGAAGCAAGACCAAGTGGAATATCTGCTGGATGTGCTGC